TGGTCGTGACAACTATATTCTATTTGTATAGCTTTGCTAGAATGTTTGTTAATGATACGAAACTAGGACGTAAAATTTGTGCATAAGATATGGGAAAGATATTGAATTATAAGATACTCGGCACGGCTTTGAAGTCGCTGAGTGATGCTTGCTTTAAGGCAGACGAGCAGCAGAGAAATGGCGAGAAGGTCACCGCTTGCGGAATGAGCGATGATGACCTGGATAGATTGTGTGACATCATTCCAGATATGCTCAACCCTATGCTGAGCACTGAGGAGGTCAAGGAGAAGCTTCACGTTTCAGATGCTACTCTCAATCGTATGGTTGCTAGGGGTGACATACCGAATGGCGAATGCAAGAAACGTGGGCACACCCGATATTGGAAGAAGTGGGATATACTACACTACATTAAAAAGAAAAGAAAATAATAGTTGAACATGTAAGTATTCCTTACAAGTTGAGTAAGAGAGGTAAGTGACTGCCTCTCTTTTTTTTGTTATTTATGATATTACCTCATATCACCTTAAATCTCTGATAATCAACCACTAAAAGAAAGTGTGATAGAATTATATTTGCTCTACCCTATTCTTTGTACCTTTGCATCCGTAATCGATTACATAGTGTTAGTTAATATTAAGGATAACTTAAAAAGATTGTATCATGGAAATGACAGATGCAAAGGTCGTAGAGAAGAAAATCTACGAAGAGGGAAAGAAGCACGATGATTATGCTTCTAAGGCAACAGGCAATGCTGGTCTTACCCTTGGTATCATCGGCACAGCACTCGGTGCTGGTGCTTGGTTGCTTGGCGGTAACAACCGCAGCGTGTTTGGTTCACTTGGTAATGGTATGCCAGATAATGTGAATATCAACACCTATGGTGGTATGACTGCAAGTAATACTGCTCCTACAGCCCTTGAGGTAATGGAGAAGGAATGCGATGATGAGGTGAAGTTGCTTACCTACATGTTCGGTATGAAGCTCGACACCGCTAACAAGTTCTACGCTATGCGCGAGACAGACATCGCTGAGAAGTTCTCTATGTATAAGGGTGCTAACGATGCTATCAACGCCGAGAACCGCCGTGCAATGCAGGCTGAGTTCGGTCTTTACAAGTCTCAGATTGATGCAGATTTTGGCTTGTACAAGAATCAGAGAGACCAGTACGATGCGTTGCAAGCAAAGTATAGCGACCTCGACAAGAAGGTAGCCGTGATGGAAGCCCTCACTCCTTACAAGGAGAAGCTTATGATGGCTTACGTCAAGGAGAACACTTGCAACTGCTTGCGAGGGCAGTTGATGCTCCCGAACACTCCAGTACTCCAGGGATTCGGTAGTTACAGCGGCTGCAACTGCACTGCTCCGTCTACTCCCACTACAGGAGCGTAACAGAGCAGTAAGGAAGTCGGTTAGACGGACTAAGAAAAAATGAGTTGGTGAGGGGTGTTTGCCCTCGTGGTGGATGCCCTCTCACCTCTCTATAATATATCACCAACTTAAAGATATTGGTTATGATGAATTTTGGAAACAGCCCATTATTGGATATGGGTACAAGTCAGCAGCAGCCGCAAATGATGGATGCTGAGCTACAGAAGATGTATGAGGCAATACAGCAGAAACGAGCATCTATCAACATGCAAGCGCAGCAGTCTTCCACCCCTTTATGGGATGAGATTGATAAGATTGAAGACAATCTTACAGGCGCACAACGTCAGTACTTGATGCAGAATCAGGAATACGTCAATAGCTTGCAATATGTGTCTAAGCTAGTGCAAGACGAGGAATTGCGCATTATACGCCCTCGTATCGAAAGCACTCAGCAAGGACAGGAGGCATTAAAGAAACATTTGTCTTTGATGCAACGACTGAGAAAAGAAGTAGCACAGGCGGAAGAGCAGAAAACCGCTATGCTTAACGACTATATGACAAATCATAGTGATAAAACGTGGCAAGAGTATCTCGCTATGGTTCAAGGGACAAAGAAGGGAGGAACTAAGAAATGAACGTAACAGAATTGAAAGAGAAACTGCTTACATCGCTTGATTTGTGGGCAGATGCTAGAATAGACGATATGGTTAAGGCTAACCAGATGCTCGCCATACCATCAGTGTACATGAAACGTGCGGCGCACAACATCATCGCCAAGCACAAAGATAGTTGGGGCAAGAGCATTGACAACGCTACCCTATTCATCGCCGATGAAGACGGCAACATAGATGCCAACACGATATTTGAAGATATGATGCAGATGCTAAAATCCGTGGAAGATTACAAATTCGATGTAGGTTTTATACACGGACATATCGACAAAGGAGTTGTGTCTATTGACCTGCCAGATGGAATTGCTACTGCTATCCTCTTTGGAAGCAAGCGAAGCATCAACTTCACAGAGGAGGACTTTGTAGAATTGAAAGATTTGATAATAGGTTAAAAAATATACAAGATATGGAAACAAAAGACATTATGAGTAAGTTTGATGAGCTTTATGGGATTATGGCTTCGTCAACCAACGTAAAGTATATGCACGTATTCGGTAATACGATGCGTTGCATGATGAAGGATATGGCATCCAAGCACCCAGAGTTGGCACAAGAGTATCTTGATAAGCTTTGCGCTATCAAGTGGAAGAACTATCTTACGAAGAAGGAAGCTTCTGAGATTGTAAACGGTATGAATCCACCAGTAACCTGGGATATGCAGACATGGATCAATGCTATGACCGGTCTCGGACTTGCAACAGAGGAGAAACCTTATTACAACGATTACGCTTTGTACGTTGCGATGAATCAGGTTGTAAGCGACCACGGATGCACAATTGCTAAGATACTCGGCAAGGAAGATGTTAAGGACATTGATACAGAACATCTGGTTAAGTATGCCCACAGCCTTGCACTCGATTTGTTGAAAGACAAGGATGGTGTATACAACATCAGAGAGTATTTTCTGAAGTAACATCAAAAATATACGGTTATGAAAAAGGTATTCGAAGACATTATAGCTAGCAATGATATGCAGGCTATCAAGAACTGTGTTACGATCATGGCAGATTGTTGCGAAGTCGGAATGAATGACAGCGTAATGCTTGATGTGATGAAGCAGGTCCAGGGAGAGATTGGATCGTGTCATTATAACGAAGAGATGGCAGATATGCATCTTTGCCTCATCGGTCAGCTTCATACTAAAGATGTGGCCAAGGACTATTGGCATGAGGTCAAGAATGACAACATCAATCTCGAAGACTGGTGCGTTCTCTGGGGAGAGATGGTAAAGCGTAACGACGCAAAGATAAAGAAATGGTTCCCGAAGATCAACACGTACAACTACGAGCAAAAGATTTTCGATGAATGTATTTCCTTCCTGGAAAGTGGCAGACTTCCATATTACGACTTGAATGTCTAAAGTTTTTCGTTATTCTGAATGAAGTTTCGTTTTTTTTTTTGCTATCTTTGCAGAAAGAGACCGAAACTTTATTTTTATTAATTATTCAGGATAACAGATTATGACAAATTTATTAGATTCTTCACAGATTAGGCAGATAGTGGTTACAATTTCCTCTGCTATACTTGCCTTTGCAACGCCAACTGAAGGTTTCGTTCTGGCGCTAGTAATTGCTTTCGGCTTCAATATCTTTTGTGGTATGCGAGCTGATGGCGTTAGTGTTGTACGATGCAAAAACTTTTCGGCATCAAAGTTTGTAAACGCCATTCTTGAAATGTTGCTCTATCTTACCATTGACTATGTGATATATGGTATCATGATAGGCTGTAATGACGGAAATGAGGCTTTGTTTGTAATAAAGATGCTTACATACATTTTCTGCTATGTGTATCTATGCAACGCGTTCAAAAACCTCATCAAGGCATACCCTAAGAATGTAGCATTCAGAGTTATTTACTACATTTTGAGATTCGAGTTTGCAAAGGCATTGCCTAGTTATTGGAAACCGATTATTGACAGACTCAATAATGAGTTTGATAAAAAAGAGGAGGAAAACAAAAATGGCAAACAGTAAGATTTTAGAGCCGTTCATCCTAAAGTGGGAAGGTGGCTTCGTTAACGACAAGGATGATTTGGGAGGAGCTACTAATATGGGTGTGACTCTTGCTACGTACCGCTCAGTATTCGGCAGCAAGAAGACGGTTAACGATTTAAAGCGTATGACCCGTGTGCAATGGGGTGTAATCTTCAAGAAGTACTACTGGGATAAGTGGAATGCTGATGATATTAAAGACCAGAACGTAGCCAATATCCTCGTCGACTGGGTATGGGCTAGCGGAGCCTACGGTATCAAGATTCCTCAGAGAGTTCTTGGCGTTGATGTGGATGGTATTGTCGGGCCGAAGACTATCGCAGCTGTCAACGCAAGAGATGGCCGGGATCTGTTTGATACCATCAAGCAGGAACGGAAGGATTTTATTGAACGTATCTGTCAGACAAGACCACAGAACAAAAAGTTCAAGAATGGTTGGCTGAACAGAATTAATTCACTTGATTATGAAACTGATTGATAAAATAACAAGGGTTGTAATTGCCATTGCAGTAGCAATGCTGATTCTATCAATGTTCTGTAGATGTAAGGCGAAAGAACGTGTGATAGAGAAACAGACATACATCACCGATAAGCGTAACGAGGCTAAGTGGGATTCTCTCTTTAACGCAAGGCTTATTAAGGAACTGGAATCATACAGAGCATCGCATAAAGAGTCTATGAAGTCAACTACGAAAGAGAAGACACATATCAAGGATAGTACAGCTTCGAAGTACGATGTGAACGGAAACAAAGTCGGCGAAGACAGATTCCACTACGAATATCACGAGATATCACAGGAAGATGTACAGATACTGAGAGATAGTATTTCTAGCCTTAAGGAATACAAGGATAGTGCTGCGATATATCATAGCAAGTGTGACTCCTTAATCTCAGTGATAAGTAAAATATCGAAAGATAAAGTATATGTCGAGAAACAGCTATCAAGGACTGACATGGCATTTTTAAATATAGGTAAGATAACTTCAGTTTGCCTTTTCATAGGCATTCTCGCATTTTTAGGTTGGATATACTGGAAATTAAAGTTACACAAACGTTCTTAGTTTTTTCTAATGTTTTTATTTGGTTATTGATTTATAAACAAAAAGGGGTGACCGCACGCGATGTGTAGCCACCCCTAAACATATAGATAATGCACAGAAATTATTCTTCAGCTCCCTGGAGGAACTTGATACCATACTTCGTCTCGTAGTGTTTCTGCTGCTCTTCTGTCAACATTTTGGTTTCGCTGTCGTAGAACACGGTAAGCAGCTCTCCGTAATCTTTGTCGTAGAAGTAGTTGTATTTATTGCAGAGATAGTTCCTTGCGCAGAGACATCTGCTCGGAATGGTCTTGAACTTGCGTCGTGTCTTCTGTTTTATTCCATTCGTTGCTCTGTACCTGTCAAGCCTCAGCGTCTTTTTTAGAGATTCAGAACGTTTAGCTATTATCTCCGGTCTTATTATTGCCTGTGCACATTTCAACCGAAGTCTTTCTTCCGTTTCCTGGGTATGAGTAACGCCAAGTGCCTTTGCTATGCTTGTTACACATGACTTTGTTATTCCAAGTTCTTTGGAAATTTCGGAAGAAGAATAATCCGGATACAGCTTACGGACAGACTCCCTGATCTTCTCTCTTTGCTCTTTTCTTGCGTCCTTGAACGAATTCCCATGCAGCCTATGTAGCCACCAGTAAACAGTCTGTACTGCGCAACCGAAGCTCTTGGCCATAGCGTAAGGAGATTCGTAAGGGTGTTCCTTTATATACGTTTTCTGTTCATCTGTTATATTCATGTATTACTTTTTATCAGAAGAGCCGTAGCCGTTATCGCCGCGCTCTGTTTTGTTTAATTTGTCCGTCTCGATAAGCATGATGTTGTCACTTTTTTCGAGGTGGAATTGCACGATTTTGTCACCAACCTTATATCTTGGCATATTTGGAAACAAGTGATAGAATACGGCAGAAATCTCTCCAGTATATGGGTCATCGACAGTGCCTTCACAGTTACTGAGACTCATACCAGTCTTCCATACGGAAGAACGAGGACGGAACGTAAAGCATCTTGAAATGTCAGCAGGCTTGTTTCGGTTTTCAATCTGTAGCGCAAATCCGAGACCGTATTTCCATACGTTAGGCGCAACCTCTTCTTCTGATACGGCATAGCAGTCATAGCAGAAATCATCATCGTGCGCCTTAGTTGGCATAATAGCGTTCTCGTTGGTCTTTTTGAATAATACAGGCACACCAACAACTTCGGTGAATCTATCAATCTCCACGCCATCAACATTCACCTTTCCGTAGAACATATCGGCAGGGCGAGTCCAAACCTTGCACTCTCCATAGAGAGCCTGATAAACAACTTCTTTCTCCTGAGTTTCACTATTAGTGACCTCAGTAATAAATCTGTAATAACCTCCTTTAAAATGTCTGTAAATCTTTTCCATTTTAATATTTAAAGTTTAAAATTCATGTTCATCACATACTTGGTCGCAAGATGATTCATGCTCGTTATTGCTGCACCATCCTACGCCGTAAACGTCTTCGTTGCCAAACCAATGACAGTTGCCACAACATCTTTCTTTATACATCTTGCGTTGCTTCCTTTTTGGCTTTATCTAATACTTTCAAAATACAATCACTAGCTATTTCGTCTGCATAACGCATAGGAATGTAACCTCTTTTATAGCCCCTTACGGCACAATTATTAACAGTAAGTCTATGATTAATTCTAAGAATTAATTCATACACATCATCGTCAGACTTACATTTTCGTAACCCATCTTCTATATCTCCTCTAAGAAGACACGGAACATCGTGAGTTTTTATGTAATTTAAAACTATTTCTTTGTAGCTCATATCACTTAAACTTAATAACAAAAAACTCGGTATCAAGCCACTTGTCGGGGCATAAGCCTTTCTTAGGCTTGCCAATGGTAATACTATCAATCTCCTTTTCGATACGTGGACTATCCTTGCGGTAGCCGTTGATGAAGAGGACGTGGGTGTAAGGCTTGTATTCCGGTTCACCTGTCACACAACAATAACCGCCGTACTCATCAAAAAGCACTTCGCCGCCTTCGGCTTGCTGGTTTACAAGTCTGGATGCCCAATACGGCTTTATCTCCCGATACTCTTCATCCTTTTTTCCGTCAGCAATCATTTCAAACCATCGCTTGCTGACGGTGAGGGTCAATACTTTCTTTTCCATCCTTACACCTCCTCCCAGTCTGTTGCGAGAATATCCTCAGAATCTTTGAAAACACAAGGAAAGAATTTTTCATCGCATACAGCTATGATAGTCTTAGAGACAATATAGATATAAGCTCCACATTCTTCCCAAATTACCCTTCTCACTTTCTTTCCTTCCTTCATTCTTCTCAGAGCCTCCGAGAAGTCAAATATTTCCTTCTTCATAGCTACTTGTTTTTATAAATTTCACATGTCCCCTCATAAATTGTGCTATTTGTATAGATGTCTTTATATTGCGAAATGGAAACCAATCCATTTGCCTTCATTCCCTTAAGAATTTCATCATACACACTTTCTATTGCTCTTCTCTTCAATTGCTCCATGCCAAATTTGTCACGGCAATAGTATTGCATTTCAAAATTTGACATTGTAACTCTTGAATGAAGCTTAACGACTTGTGGCTTTATGTATCTAACCTCTATCTTTGGCTTGATGCCTAGTTTGTCAGCTAGCCATTGTTTCCATTTCGGTTTTACATCTTCTCCATCCAAGCAAACAAGAAAGATGTAAATTAGACTAACACTTATATATAAAAATCCCATACGCTACTTCTCATTATCGAATTTATTGCCAACAATCTTCAAAAGACCTGTGTGGCTAGCAATTACACGAATAGTTGAAAACATACCAGCCTTTTCATATACATAACCACAAATATGTCTTTTCCACTTTATCGCTGACACTATACCGCTATCTTCATCGTACAACAGGTCATTTTCAAAGATGTCCTTACCATCCTTGTCTCTCAGCCCTGTGAACTGGCAGATGGTGGAAGGGTCAACAGAAAATGCACCGCCACCTTCTATAGGAACAATGATAGCACCATTCTCGTAAGAATGCAGCAAATCACCGATTGCCCATCCTTTACCATCAAGACGCTTTGCCTTGAACTTAATATTTTCTGGTTTCATAAGCTATTCATATAAAATTGTTATTCTTTTACTTTTATCTACCTTCAATATAGCCTCTTTGGCTTTATCAACCGAAGGAAACAAATACACTGGGCAAAGGTTATATGCACCATAATCCCAATAATGGATAAGCCCAAAGAGCAATGAATGTCTTTTATCTACACGATAAGCCAATATTGGATTACCCCAAGAATCGTAATGTATGCCTTTAACAACCTTGCTTTTGCGATACATGTCTACTATTCTATATGTTGCCATAACTATTCTCCTTTAATTTCTCTTCTCTTTAATTCTATTCTCGTGACACTGAATCATACGTTTATAAAATTCTATCATCTTTTTATTAACGAAAACAGTATCATATTTACCTATATAGTAATCTCCATTTAAGAGTTCGCTGACATGTATTCGTACAACCTCTTGCGTCCAGTTATCTATAAATAGATAATAGGTTTCACGATTAGGGTGTACCATAAGGTACTCGTAGAAGTGGAAATCATCATTTTTAATAAATGTAACTCCGCAACCTTTTGTTAACTGACTTATGTCTTTTAATACTTCCATATCTATTTCTCCTTTGCTTTAACGTTATACACTCCATCAATGACCTCTACTTCATAGCAATCGGGACAATAGTGTTTACCATCTATCATTTCCCAATCAGAGTAGTCACCAATATCAACTCCTTTGTTACTGAATAGTGCAGAGCAAGTATCTGTACCTCCAAATACTTCTCCGCATCTATCACAAACAATCTGATACATTGTAATCGGTCTATACATAAGCTATTCTTCTTTAAGTTCTACCGGCTCATCGCTCCAAGACAATTCTCTTCCGATGAGCTTCTTAACGCTTCCATGCGGAAGAACCATTTTATCACCCCACCATTCTCTATGTTTCTCACATCTTTTTGGTTTATGCCAAAAAGCTTTTTCTATACCATCATAATCAACGGCAAGCCATATACTATAATTTTTAGGTAGTGCCATAACTATTCCTCCAATTTTGGTCTCCAGTATTTTTGCCCGCAGTACTCTTCCCCACATAGCTCTCTACTGTTCTGATACTGACAATTAGAACAACTTCGCTCGCTTGGATTCCACAGCATGAAATAAATTGCATCATGAAAACCTTGGTCATATACCTCTTGTTCAAATGCGTCAAAATTTTCCTTATAATCTCCTTCTTCTTTTGCTTGTTGAATTATTTCATTTATTTTTTCATTAATTTCCATAACTATTCCTCCGTTTTTATATAAGGACAAACAACTACCTTTCGATAGTGCTTACATTCATCCTTGTAATCGCAAAAATCACAAAAACAATACGCCATACTATTCCTCCACTTTTACACCGAAAGAAGTGCCGTCGGCAAAGATAAATTCATCAAAAGCTTCATCATATTTATAACCAACTTGTGTAAAAGCACTTTTTTGATTCAATCCACTCATACACAATCTAATTCCTTTGTCTTTAGTCTTCACCCACCCAAACGGCTGATGCTTTTGCATCTCAGCCCAGCACTCTTCTTCGTCCTTGAATGGACGGTACTTTGGCTCTGGCTTTATGCGATATTCATAAGTGTCTTGAAACTTTAACTCTTCTGTTTCTTTCCAGTTTGTCGAATATTGCCAACCTTTATTTAACTCCCAAATTCTGGTTCTACACTCTATCACCTTTCCTTCTGCAAAAGCTTTCATGATAGGATAAAATTCTTTAGCTTGATTTCTGTTCATAATTTAGTCCTCCAACTCTTTAAGTGCATCCTGCAAATTTACAATCGCTTTTTCAAGTTCTTTCTGTCTGCCTTCTATTACCTCTGTCTTTTCATCAAAGATAGCAGAACATGCATATACAGAAGCAACTTGCATTTTAGCATACTGTATTTTCTCGATAGCTTTTTCTTTGCTCATTGCTTATCCTTATTTAAATTAAACTGCTTTGATAAAAACGAATTACTTTTTATCAAGTTGACGATTTCTTCTTTCGTATGAATGCCTTTCCAAAATAGTTCGGTATGGTCACCAACTCTGTCTTCATCTACAGAGAAAGGCACGCCGTAGTTGGTGTAGGTTTCGCCGTGATGTTTGATGAGGTGGCGACCAGGATTCTTTCGGATATTATTTATCCAAGTTTCATTATCGCATTCGCACCATATCTCATACTCTGCCCCTGTCAGCGTTTTATCAATGCCAATAGGATAATGACCAGAACACCCATTTGTTCCAAAGTAAATAATCTCTGCCATATTCTCTTCTTTTTACCCTCTCCCTTTTACAGGAGAGGGTGGTTAGTTACTTAGATGGCTCAGTATATGATACTGGTTCCCATACATCGTAAGCTGTCAGCAAAACTGGAGCGATAACAGATGGGGCAAAGATGATAGATGCTACAACATCTGGAGCATTCAACTCGTAGTTAACACCTTCTACTTTGTTTTCCTTACTAGCCCAGCCATAAGGCTTTGCTGTAATCGTAGAGCCATCTTTCTTTTTAAAAGTCTTCTCGCTAGAGCAAGAAGCGAACAAACTTGCAACGACCAAGGCTGCCAAAATTATCTTTTTCATATTACTTGTATTTATGTCCTATAAGGACGGTTAATTACTCTGTTACTTTCTTTATGCTTTCTGAAAATGTTTTGAGCCACAGAGTATCCTTTTCGGCAGCAACTACAGATTTATTATACTGCTCCAAATTATACTTCATAGACTCTATTAAATCAGTGCGATTAGTTTGTTTTTGAATCCACTTATCTTTAGGGATGATATTCTCCACATAAACTTGGCGGCAATCAAAATCTAAACTATCAATTAATTGACTTTCCATAAAGTCCTTAACACCATCGTATTCTTTGGATGGTGGAGTCCATCTTCTAACTTTGGATAGCATTGCATTGTATCTGTTTTTGAGAGCTTCATTCTCTTTCAATCTATCCTCATTTCCCTTGATTACATCATTAACATAAGAAAGATACTCAGCTTCAAGTTCTTCCTTTGTCTTAGGGGATGCAAGATGCTTTTCGTACTCAGCTTTTGCCTCTTCGTATTTCTTTTTATAGTAATCACTAGGACATATCTTGTCAGGAATTTCGTATCTACTAAGGTTAGGATATTTCCCTTCAAATCTTAGGTAGATACCGAAGTTACGCAAGCAACTATTTGCAAATTGCTCAAATGTTATATCTTCACCATCATATATTGGTGCTGTAAATCCTGTTGGCATATCACTATCTTATTTTTATATCCTTGCGGAGAGTTAATCAATCTTCTACAATAAATCCATTCTTGGTGCAAGTATCAATAGCACGAATGGCTATCCAAATAGCCTTGTCTGCTTCTTTGTCTCTAAGACTACTTCTCAACTCACACAACTTTCTCTTTGCTTCTGTTGCATTCATATTACTATTTATCTGTGCCAGAAGGCGGTTAATAATCGCGTCTTATCTCAACTTTCCACTCCTTAGAAGAGAACTTCTTTTTGAGGTTTTTAATTAAATTCTCTATCTCTTCAAGAGACTCAAAGGCATTAACTAAATCCCCTACTTGATACCAGCGGCCCCATCTGTCTGGTTGTTCATCTTTCTCCTTTTGAGTGAGTGGCCTAACAAACTCCCCTTCGATGGTTTGATATTCATTTGGAATTTCAATTCCATCCAAATATCCACTTACCGAGCTGTTACCACACACATTGCTTACATTAATATACAATTTTGCATAATAATGTATTGCTCCACCACAAAGACCACAAAAAGAACTAATTACGATATTCATGAGTCTTTTTTTGTCTTTAGTATAGCTACCCATAGTTGTATATGTTTTATCAGAAAGATCAAACTGAAATCCTTCTCCAATATTCTGAGGAATAACCCCAGTTATCTTAGATATATCAAATCCCTTTTCTATTCGTAAATAGCTGTTTGTATCCATACGCTTTGCTTATTATGCCAGAAGGCGGTTAAACTTCTTCTCTTTTAAGACAAGATTCGGTATATCCCGTCCAGATACAAACCCCACCTCTTGCCTTGCACCATCCATTATTTACTTGATGCTTACATTTCTGTTTCATATCATTATATTTTTAAGTTACTATCTATATGCAGGGCATATAATAAATGTTGGAGTTCGTGAACATAGGTAAACTCAAAACGGAAATAGTGATTACATTCATTTATATAGCTCCAATCTCTAAGATTTTCACATTGACAGATTTGTAAGTCACCATAAGTCATCCTATCAAGCTCAACCCATTTATCATCTAGTTCCTTGGAAAACTGATAGCCACGCTTTCCGCTGCCAACGTAAGACCAGCCTGTGGATTTATTCCATCCATTCTTCTCCAAAATTGCTGGCACAAGATTAATAGGAACAATATCCTTAACCCAAGCACAGCAGTCACCTGAGAGATAGCCTTTATCTCCAAATTCCGCACCTTCGATGTTCTCTAAGCAGACAACACCTTTCAGAACCGTTCCATCGTCTAACTTCAAAGTCTTTGATGGGTCAGATGATGTTACTCTGTAAACGGCATTCTGTGCTGTACCTAGTGGTACTCCATTTGTCATCACCAAATCTCCTGGAATGTATTCTAGTTTATCCATAGCTTAGTCCTTTTTATTAACGAAATCTTCATATTCACCTATCGTGATTTCCACGAAGTCTGGATTTTGCTTCTCAGCTCTAATACTATTATCGAAGTAAACGAAAATGCGGTCTTTGTGACGTAAAAGCTGGGTGATGGAGAATCGGCTGACGTACGGAACTTCGATATTCAGTTCCTTCAATATCTGGAAATGATGAGTAAAGGATTTATATGATGTAAGTACTGCTGCTATTGCCTTACCTTGCTTACTACGCTTGTTAGGCGCAATAGCTATATAGTAACCGTCCTCCATTTTTACACCGTCTATCTTCTTCCACACCTTCTTATCTAAGGTATCATAACGCTCAGAAAGAACCCATATAGCGGTAATCTCGTACACTCTTGTGAGAGTACTGTTAGGCTGATAGCCCTGATATTTTTCAAACTCGAAGCCAACGGCTTCTTCCACTCTTTTCATGTAGGCTTTATGCTCTTCAAATTCAGCATCGAGAATACTCTTAACGTATTCGTAAGCCTTTGTTCCTTGTTGTGCTTCGTATAACATACGTTTTACTTTTTACGATGATTAAACTTCTTTATAGCATCCTTCTTTGAAGCTGCCATAATTTTTATCCCCTTGATGGTGAACTCATGCTGCGCCTTTGGCTGACACTTCTGCTTATCGGAAGGAATGTTGCCGCTTGGTGCGTCAAGTCTAGGACTTGAACACCCGAAAATATCATCTTGTGCATAAGCTGCCGTAGCAGCCATTATCAATGCCATTCTCATTAAATTTCTACTCATTCTTATCTCCTTTCTTTTTAGGAACATACTCATCTAACTCATCGTCAAACTCATAGCAGTCTGGGCAGTAGTGCTTATCACCTATCTCTGCCCATTCGCTTTCCATTGCTTGCTCTTTGGCAGTTCCTTCGTCCACCCAAGCCACAATGCCATTAAATTCATCAATAAAGGGCTTTCCGCATCTGTCACAAACGACAGAGTACATTTTTACTTCCTTAATCATGATTGCATCCTTTCTTTATTAAATCAAGTAAGTCTTCCACGAATGCCAAATCAGTAAAAGTATATTCTCTAACTCTAACTTTCTGCTTTCCTTGATATGTGTAGCAAGCTGTTTCATTTAACATAGCGTTCATATTACTATTAACTTTTGAGAATGCGAGAATCTTACCATTATTATTTCGTGGAACTTCACTAGCAGGATGCCGCAAATCCTTCAAAGCCCGATTATATCCACGTCTAAAACCATACTCGAAAAAGCATCTATCATTATCCGATAAACTATCGTAGTATTCTTCATCGTCAAGTCTTGCAGCTTCTTCTATTTTCTTATCTATCATTATTTTAAATTTTATAATGACCTCCACGACCAGTATTGTGCTGGGGCTAAGAAGGTATATGGGCATAAAGCCTTAACTTACTTTCGCTCATTCTGTGTCGTGGAGGTTTTATTATTCAAAATTTGCTGTAGCCATATTATTTCACTCTCTTGAATTGAACATTCTTTCCGTCTTTTCTAGTGTTTGCGCTACAGTTGAAATCACCGCAAACATTCTCATAGATATTGCTACTTATCTCATCGAAGAAACAGCCATTACATTGTTCTTTCTCGGTCTTAACCACCTTCAAGACGATTTCCGAACCTATAGGTAAATCTTCCATAAGCTATTGTTTTTTACGTTTTAATTTTTCCAAGTCGTGTTTCAAACGCTTATGAAAGCTATATTCGCCATCATCGCCACTAAGTAACCAGTCAATACGCTGTGCGTAAACCTCAGCTTTCTTTAGTAGAGCTATACCTTTCTTGAACTCCTTGATGGTTTCCTTAGAATACTCGCTACGATTAGGTATTGTATGATGATGCTTACGAACGTATTCTTTCTCGGAATCCTCTAACCAATGATCTTCAATATACCGATTTACGTCAAATTCATCATAAAGATTATGACCGTAGATTTCATCCTCTATTTCCGTGTATATGTCAGCAATTCTGTACTGAGCATAATCAAATGCGCCTCCACTCATACTATTCCGTTCTTTTTAATTTAAGTTGTCTCATTTTTGCCTTTACTGCACCAACAGATCGTCCTAGAGCCTTTGCAAGTTCTTCATCAGACATCTTGTCAAAGTTGCGTGATAGGAAGTTAACCTGGATGCCATTCCAAGGTAGGAATGCGTTATTCTGGTGTTCTTCACCATGATAGTCAACGCCATTAAGCTTCAGTCCTTCGTCGGCAGCGTTGTCTATCCTTTCCGGATTGCATACCTTCATTGCAACCACATGCAAAGCCCTGTAAATCTGACCGCCTTCCTTGAAGTATTCAGCATCCTTGTCCGGTATGAGAATCCTGGCAACCTCTCTCATCGAGGCATACATACCATACATAGACTGTATGAATTCTCCGCAAGGTCTTATGCTGCCGGAACTGATGCCGCGTTCACTCATAACGTCATCAAACTTCGTACACATATCGTGCAGCATGATTGAAAGGTTGTAGGCTACGCATGCATACGCCTGAAGCTTGTGTTCCTTGATGTTGTTCTTCAGAAGAATATTATCGGTCGTGTAGAAGAGTCTCTGTATATCAATCTTCAGGTCTTCCTCCATGCTGTCTGTAATATCAAGCCAGAGTTCATACTGCGAAATCTCGGTAGTATACTTCTTGAATATACCTATAAGAGTCTCAGAACGGGAGAATGCCTCCTTTATGCGATACTTAAGCTCATGCTTAAACAGGTCCTTCCTCTCACTGAGATTGTCGTGTAAGTCTTTGATTGCCGTCTGTGTGATTGTAGCGAGAGAACCGATAATGAGGTAATAGAGCGATGTTATATGGTCTACGGTTTCCCTGTCAGGCTCCTTGTAGTTGATGAAGAATGCTCCTTTCGGTGTGAAATTATATGCCGACATTCCTACACCTCCTTCTTTACTGCCAATGCGCAACTGATACAGAAGAGCATCAGGAGCGAAAGGAAAATATGTTCAACCATGAAGCAGATGAACCCGTAACCTGCGATAATTGCTGCGATGATAAGCAGGATCATCACTATTGTATGTTTGTATTTCTTCATATTACTTTGATTTAATGTTTCCGTACGCAGCCACATAGCTATCAAGCTGCTGTGTTGCGTGAACTAGTTTTTGATTGTAGTTATCTCGCTCTGCCCTTGCCTTAGAGATAAGAACGAAGCTGACAACGAATGATATTATTACCGTTATCACGATGAACAACCAGGGCAGCTTGTGTACTGCCTTGTTGATTGCTCTTCCTATATTTCTTAGTATAACCCAAGAATAAACTACAATGAACACTACCGCCTGCTTGGTGGTTGCGTTAGTAACTTCTGCGATTTTGCCTTTGCTTTCTACCATAATCAACTAATTTAAAAGTATTGGTAATCTTCTGAAAATCTCATTGTCTGGAGTCTTAAACTCCTTATCCCACGTACGATACAGAACGTTAAGGTTCAGTTTCTTCGCGATGGGCTTAAATCTTTCCTCGAAAAATGGAACCTGTTCCTTAAACACATATAAGCGGTTACTAGGCAATCTAGAAATATTGTTAAGGTAATCGCGAGAGGTGCTGTTGGCTATTTTTTCCAAAGCCAGCCAATCTTTCATGCTTTTCGGAGAGATGCTAAGACCATCAATATAAGAAAAAATATGTGGTAAACGATACATGAGAATGAGTCCACTTGTATAAACGAATATGTTTTCGATGTTCGGAAAATCATTCTTGACACTGTGGGCGAAATCATCAAGGTCGATACTTGCCATGAATGGTTCTCCGCCCGTAATACACAAAGTGTGTATTGTTTTCAATTCCTTAACCGTAGCGACTGGAATTTTCTCAATATCGTACAGTTTATTGCAGCATAATTCACATTTGTAATTGCATTTGCTAAGAATCATCAAATGCATGATTTCTGGTTTCACTTTTCTTTCTGCCATAATTCTAAAATTTACTTGGTTCGGTTGCACCAGTTATCGGTAGATTTCCAATAACCGGCCATCCATATTTCTTTCTTTGTCGCATCAGGATGTTCACTTAGCCATTCCTCTGCCATTTTACTTACGTCTGCCATTTTTGTCTCGTTTTGATTCTTTTTCAAGTTTTCTCTTTAGCTTTTCAAGAGGGGATTCTTTCGGATTAACACCCTTTAAGCGGCAATGTTCTTCGTAGGATATTGCATTCTTTTTTGATTCCTCATATTCTTTTTTCTGTTTCTCAGCTAACTTCTGAGAATCAATTTCAGCTCTCTTTTCATAAAGCTTACACATGTATTTTTCGAGAGCAATAAAAAGTTTTTGAGGATTTACCGTCTTTCCTACATAGATTTCTCCATACTCGCCCATAGAAAACTCGTAGAAGAATCTAGTAAGCTCACTAGGCGTAAGGTGATAGTATTCTTGTCTGATACGCTGTGCCATAGCCTTGAACTGGTAAGGAGTAGTCGAATCAATAGCTCCAATAACCATAAACAAGTCGATGAGCATTATCTTAATCCAGAACTCGCTTGCGCCATCTTTGAAGTACTTATCAATACTAACAAACGACATACCGCCTCTAGCTACAGAATCATATACAGATGTAATTGGATCCGTGCGATTTTGCAGAGTAGGATATTTGTCCAGGAATAGCGCATATTGCCCGCCGTATTTTTCCACCGCTTGCTTGCATTCAGTCGGCAAGGATTGAACTAATTTTGTTGAAAGTTCGTTGCTGTTGTTCATAACTATTCACACCATTATTTTTAGGAGCAAACAACCCTGTGTAGTTGTTGCCCATGGAATACTCAACGATAACCTTTGCATATTCGGGATTTCCGCTTGATAACTGTAGAAGTTTCTTTTTAAGAGCTTCTAACCCACGTGGTTTGTAAGTCTGACGTTTTTCTTTCTTGTATGCAAGCCACATTTCAAGAGCTTCTTTGCAAGGATAATATTCTTCTTGTTTTTGCTCTGTAGCAATCTCGAAATCAGACAAATTGTTTCCTAACGAGAACGCTGCACCCATGCAAAAGATTTTCTGCTTTTCCAAGTCATTCGGGAATAGCTCGCCTGACTTCTGACGTATATTAGTTGGTAACATCATAAGCTATTGTATGTAATTTTGTTGTCTTTCTATATCATGTTGAATATGAAGTAGTGCGATATATTCATCAGAATTAGGAAAATCAAATCCAGCTTCCTCTTTTGCCCACGATTTGAAATCAGAAATTGATTTACTCATTTCGTCTTTCGTAAGTTCAGCAGAAGAACGGAGATACTTATAGCATTCTCCTGTGAATTTATCAATCCCTTCTCTGAGGAATATATCTTTGTTCACTACCAGCTTATAGAAATGCGTCTTAACTTCGTCTAGAGTGTAGCCGTATTGGAGACCGAATGCAGATAGGAGCAAATGAAGATAGGCATTCTGATTCAAAGAACGTCCACGTTTCTCTTTCAGCTCTACCATCGCGCCTTTGTTCTCCAACTCGGCTACTTTTTTCCTAAACGTTTCAAATTCAAACACATTTTTCAGGTTGAACCACATAAGCGTTGAATGCTCGTTTGATTAATTCTACACTACTAGAAGGGAAGGTCATCAGAGTTCCCTCGTTGCTGTGCTTGCTGCTGTGCAGACTGCTGTTCAGGTGGAAACAGATTTTGCTGATTCGTCGGGTCTGCCACGCCAGCAGCATTAGCAGAACTTGCCATAGCTTGTTGTGCTGCTTGTTGTGACACCTTAGTAACATTCCAAGCACGAATCTGATTAAAATATCTGCCCTGATATTCATGTGCATCAATATCAAAGCTAACGTTAATAACCTCACCACTCTGAATGTTGAACTGAGCCAGACGGTCTGCTCCGAAAACATCAAAGGCCATCTTCTTAGGATATTGCTCTTGTGTTTCTATTACATAAGTCTGGGACTTCCACTCACCTCTTGCAGAGACGCCGCTTCTTTCAGGTAAAACGGCAATAACTTTTCCTTGAATTTCCATTATTTTTTATTTAAAGAATTTTGTAAAACCAAATCGGCCAGCTCGTCAAAATAAGCTGCATCCTTGATAGCGGAGTCCTGTTCGCCCGTAACCTTTGATGCTATTGAGCCTTTCTGCATAATCAAGCTATAAAGATAGCCGTCGATGGTATTTGCACCCATGAGAATCCACGATGTAACCGCATTCTTCTGACCGTTACGATAGGCACGGCATTCACACTGCGACAAGTCCGCCATCGTCCATGGGAGCTCGACGAACACCACATTGGAAGAAGCCGTAAGCGTAAGGCCTACGCCTGCTGCCTTGATGGAGCAGATGATGATTCTCTTTTTCCTAGCCTGAAAAGAATCGATAGCCCACTGCTTCTGCTGCTGGCTATCTGAACCGGTTACGGTGCAAACCTCATCCGGGAACTCTTTCTTGATTGCACTAACGACATCACGATGCTCGGCAAATACGATTATCTGTTCTTCGGTATCATGGAGAAACTCTATAGTCGCCTTCATCTTCCCTCGCCCAGATATCGAGCGAAGGTTCATAAACCTGACAAGAGCCTTCATTCTAAGCTTTTTCCTAGCCTCTTCCTCGGAGCAGCTCTTGTATTCTAGAAGGAACGTGAGCAGGTCTTTCTGACAGGTATCGTACTCTTCCTGCGTTTCAGGGTCGAGGGCGACACTGATGGTCGTTCTGGTCAGATCCGGCAAATCTTTAAGAACATCTTTCTTTTCTCTGCGGAAGTAACATGTTTCGTGTATCTTCCGATTAAGCTCTTCAAGATTCTCATTCTCACCGTACCTGTTGCAGAACTCACCAAAACCTCCGAACTCGTCGTTCAGGCGACCGAGGATAGCAAGCTGGCAGGCCAGGTCTGTTGCGTGATTTACAACGGGCGTACCTGTAAGCTCATAGATATACTCCTTACCCTGGCACAGTCCCATGATGATTTTAGACTGCCTTGTTGATGGATCCTTGACTCTTGCAGACTCGTCGATAATCACAGACTTGATAATCTTCAGTTCATCGCGAAACAGGAAGTTTTTCAGCCGTAACGGTTTCGGACCGAGGCTTACGACGAAGTATTTTGCAAGCGACTCGTAATTGCATATCACTACATCATACAGGTTCATCTTAGTAAGATGGTATCCGTATGTCGCATTAACGGAATCGGTAAGAATGAGAGGCCGGAGGTTCGTAAACTTCTTTATCTCTCGTTCCCAATTAACCTTAAGTGCAGCAGGGCAAACAACAAGGCAAGGAGTTGCCTTTGCACGTTCAATGGCGACGATAGACTGAACCGTCTTGCCGGTTCCCATGTCATCGCCATTGATACAGCGCTTCATGGCAAGCTCCAAGCGCACACCTTCTTCTTGATAATCGTATAATTTCGGTTTATCTGACATAATAATAAATTATAATAAACACCACATGCGGAAAGCCCATTCAAGAGCCTTCTCCCTACCACGCAAATACAACTCGTCACCACGTTCAATCTTCTTATAGAATACTTTCTTCTTGGTCTTGGAGACCGCAAAGATAAAGTCCTGGTTTCCGTATCTTGGGTCTATACTGTGCGTAAGGTCCATGTACCATGCACGGCTTCTATCCCAATCGACGAAATCGATCTGAGCCTCAAATTGCTCCTGTGACGTAGCTGCGGTGGTCTTCAAATCACCGCCAAACTCGCCGAGCCACCAGTCGAACTTGCAGCGTACCGGAAGCTCGAACTCGAAACCCTGGTATTCCATCTTCATGTGCGGATTGATGAATGTTTTCTGACCGACCGCATTCTTCAGGACGAAATCAAGGAACCTATCCTTCGTTGCCTGTTTCTTCAGAACAGCAAGCCTGTCTAGACCCCATTTCCAATCCTTCTCCGTATATTTCTCGTCATCGACCGTCATGGCGTAATGATTGCACTTTTCTGGTTCGGTAACGAGAGCGTCAACGAGAGTTCCGAGATGGAAAGCCTTTCTCTTGTCCTCTTCCTTTACGAAGTTGAGCTGCGGGTTCAGGGCAAATTTCAACGCAGTGAGGTCCGAATTGGAGACCTCACCACGAGAATAATAAGGGTCAAACGGTTGTTCCGCCATATTACTTAGCCGTTACCTCATCCTCATATTTAATATAAGGAGAAACGATATACTCTTCTTCGCTGTTTGCGCGTTTCTCGCAAGCCTTGCGCATGAATTCCAACTTAGAAGCAAGTTTGTCAGGAGCCATCTTGGAGCCTTCAATCGTCCACCACTGCTGTATGATGTCGAGCCAGGCATTCTTGTCGGTAACAACAAGGCGTTTTGTTACCTTGATTTTCTGCTTACCGGTTTCTCCAACGGAAGTCTGGGCAAAGAGTGACTGGGCCTGTGCGGTAGCGTGCTGGGCTGCATTTTCTGCATCACGCTTCTCCTGCTCAGCCGCAAGCTTTCTCTGCTGCTCTTCCTTTGCGGCTTCATCAGCCTTACGGATAGCCTCTTCCTTAGCCTTACGTTCAGCCTCAGCAGCGGCAGCTTCTGCTTCCTTACGTTTGCACTCTTCCTCAGCAGCCTTCAGCTCGGCTTCCTTTGCCTTGCGTTCAGCCTCGGCAGCTTTCCGCTCTGCCTCATTGCGCTTGCGCTCCTCCTCGTCCTTGATATGCTGAATCTCCTCCTGCTTCTTGCGCTCTTCCTCGGCAGCCTTACGTGCTTCCTCCTCTTTGCGCTTACGCTCCTCTTCAGCCTTGCGAGCTTCCTCTTCCTTACGCTTGCGCTCTTCCTCAGCCTTCTTGATTTCAAGAAGTTCAGCAATCTTAGAATCAAACTTCATAAGAAGCTCATCACGCGTAGCATTTACGGTCTGCTTATAAGATGCAAGAAGAGAAGCGGAAACCTCCTTGTAGGCTCCATTCATAATCTCCTTGGCATCATTCTCATCAATTTCAGAAGAGTATGAAGGCTTGTTATTAACGAACAGATGTCCGAGGTCAAGAACATCAGAACACTCTGTAATACGTTTCTTAACTTCATCCTTGTTGTCAAGGGTGAGAAGAGAGAACGAATTATTAAGTGAGTTGATAGCAGCAGAAGAATGCTCTGTAAGGAGATTGTTCAAGATATCAATCGTATCAGTCTTCAACTTAATCTTGGCCTCCTTGATGCGCTCCTGGCGCAGACGTTCCTGCTCAGCCTTACGCTGCTGTTCAAGCTTGTATGCCGCATACTCGTTGCGTTTCTCCTGAATCTTATAGACAACAGAATCGGTGTTCTTGATAGAGATAAGGTTCTCCATCATAGTAAAACCCTTACGGACAATATCGAACACTTGGGTAACACCCTTACGTTTCTCCGTCATTGCTTTCTCTGTCAGTTTAGCTTTCTTGATAAACTCAGCGGCTCTCTCGTCAAGAGCATCGTTCATTCCGGAAACGCCAATATCAAACAACAGAGACTCACCTGCATTCACGCATGCCTCATAAGATTTCCTGTTGGCTTGCACCGCATTTTCCGTATCAGATTTTAGCGTTGCAATCTGTCTTGTAATATTGTTGGCTTGTTGTTGTACCAACTGCAATTCTGTATTTTCTGCCATATATAACAATTTTAAAATGGTGAATCACTATCAACCTTTACCTTTACACCTTTATCTTCCGGTGCGGCATCACCAGTACCAAAGGCTTCCTGAGTCGGTTTCTGCTGAGTCTGCATGTCGATATCGGCCTGCAAAAGAGCGCCCAGACCAACCTTCAGTTTAGGATAGCCCTTGAACGCATGCTTGCATGTCTTCGAGATAAGGAAGCCTGTATCAATATCCTTGAAGTACGTTCTTCCATCACTGCCGACATAGCTTCCGCCGTAAAGAGCATTAGCCTTGCGGTCTTTTCCGCCGAATTTAGCCGAATACTCACGCAAGCGGTCGATACCTTCACGGTCAAGAACGAAGTAATCGTAGGCATTGTTCGGAAGAATAATCTTCACATAACAAGCAACGATGTATGAATTTTCAGGTCGAGGATAAGTCTTTGCGTAATCAACGTACTTATGACCGTCTCGTTCACCGAAACGAAAATCGTCACAATTGTAAACTACGACAGGATTGTCACAACGAACAATCTGACCTGCTCGCTGGCGAAGAAGAATCTCTCCATATCCTGTATAGGTGATCTTGGCCGTATAATTCGTTTGTCTGGTATTCTTGTCGTAATTACTGTAACCCATGAGGTAACAGAGTGTCGTTGTACCCTTTTCGAGAGACAATCCGTTAATTGCCAGGTTCATGAAGGCATCATGAATATTCAGTGACGGAGCCTTTTCAAGATAGCCTTTGAACGGACCATTGAGAAGTTCTTCGTTGAAGAACGCCTTCTGCTCTTCAAAGAATACGTCTCCACCCTCTCCGAACTTCTGATTGTACACCTCGATGAATCTGTCTCTTGCCAAATCGCAAATCTGATTATGAGGCGTTTTGTTTAACTGCTCTATATCCATTTGTATAGAATTAAAAATTAATGTACCCTATCTAAATACCTGAAGTAAGTTTCCACCGTCACGCTTTCGCCCTTTTCATTAAGGCGTTCATAATGAAGTGGAACCTTACCGAGTTTTCTACCCTCACCTTCAATGTAGTTGAGGTATGCCGCCTTTCGGGCCAGCTGTACCGACTTGCTTCGTGGAAGTTCCATGATGCACGCATGCACCTTACGCAAGTCAAGTACAGCAAAGGCCATCTTGGCGGGCATTTTTGCTATTCTGTTATCCATTTCTGTCATTACACTTCCATAATAGGAATCTCAGGACAGAGCTTACGAATCTTGTCAAGCTCCGTATTGATGATCTTGTCGCGGGATTCTTCGATGATACATTCTGCATCAGCAGAGATAAGCGTCAGTAATGCCATGTTGCCTTCGACGTGAGCGATAGTCTCGATTGAAAGCTTCTCAGGCTCTGCGCCCTTGAAAATAGGAATATTGATAGTGAACGATGGAGGAAGATTAGAGTCTACAGCCTTCTCATAGTTGTCAGTCACGGAACCATTGTCGCTGTATTCCTTCTTGATTGTTGTCTGAACCTTCGCCGAGAAGCTCTTGAGGAGATTGACGAGTTCCATGTTCTTCTCCTTCGTCTCGAAGAAAGAACGATTGAGTCGGAAGAAGTCACCAAGCTGTACCGGTTTCCACAACTGACCGTCATTGATATGGAATCCCGAAAACTGACGAGACAGCTGAATAGAGCCGATGATAGTCTGTGTAGTGCGCTCATCATTCTCGTTTGTAACAAGAGTAACAACGAGCTTCTCTCGATTAACCAGGATATGCGTATGCTCTTTGTCAATCTGCTCTGTACCCCAACGCTTTTCAAGGAAGGCATAGATACAGGTAATAACACCGTCTACCTGAAGACTAAGAGGCTCCTTTGCAGGAAGCTTATAAGGGTTCTCGTTACCTACCTCACGGAGAACAATCTCCGCATGATCCTGTCCAGGAGCGAGGTCTATCTGCAATTTTTCATTGTTCATTTTACAAAATATTTTAGAATTTAGAAACTATGTGAAAGCAGACTACATAGCCTGCTTGTCACGATTAAGTGAGTATACATTGCTAGGGAGTTCGTCACGTGTTGCCGGACGGGAAGAAACGAGATTGCCCTCCTTGTCATAGAAGGCCGTCATCTTAGAATCACGGTCAACAAACTTGTAAACCTTCTCGTTAACCATGCTACCCTTCTGCTTGATTTCCTTAAGGAGAGAAGAAATCTCTTCCTTGATAGGCTTCAGCTCTGCCTTTTTCTGCTCACGGAAATCCTTGATTTCCTCCTCGATGTCAGATGCTCGTGCAGACTGAAGAGCGAACAGGTCCTTCTTCTTCATCAGCTCATCAGAATTGAATCGCTTGATGAACTCCATTTTCTCAACAGAGTCCGCGTTGTTGGCGAGGAAATCCTCACGCTCCTCCAGGTCCTCATACTCATGACCGAGGGTTGCTGAAATAGTTGCTTTTTCTTTTGCCATTGTGTTATATGAATTAATGTGTTAATACTCGGCGCCAGCGTCCACGCTTAAATTTCTTGTCCGCGTGAATTCCGAACAATGCTGGTGTTGTTACGCCATTCAGCATAGGAAGCACATTGCCCTTCTGCAAAATACTTTCGAAATGTGAAGAAGTGACAGGAGCGTGGCAGATGATGTTCTTCTTGACATCATACAGGTTGCCGTACTTTGATACTACGCCCATTACTCGCCCTCCTCCATTATTTTCAACAACTCACGGAAACCTTCAGCGCCATGCACCTCTCCGTTTTTCACTTTTTCCTGGAGTTCATCGAGCTTCTTCATCTTAGCGATGAAAGAGTTCTTCTTGTCCTCAAGCGAATTGATGCGCTTGGTGATTGCCAGTTCCGGGTTATCACTGAGAATGATGTCCAATGCGATGTTGGCGAAGAGTTCAGTATTATTCTCCTTCTTGCCTTCATCATCAATCTCGTCGATATCACGAGTAAACTGGTTTTTGCCGTCGATAACCTTCTTGATTTCATTGAACTCAGAAGGATTCTTCGAGATGTCGAATGCTCTGTCAACAAGAGCCTGCTTGTCAATTACTACACTGACGATAATTTTGTCTTTGTCCATAATTTAAAATATTTAGAATTAAACTACTAGTCTTCCTGGTCCCAACCAAAAAGATGTGCTACGAATGATACAGCAGCAAACATAACTACTGTGGTTAGTAAACTAATGAAAATTATACACATATCTTTTAGATTTTACACCTTATTATATAATAGCACAATCGGACGGTGGATAATCAACGATTTTCCACTCATCCTTCTTTATCTTGATAGCCTTACGGAATATCACAACAGACTCGCCGTTATGACGTTTCCTATTGTGAGCGATAAGTCTTGCTACCACAGCTTTCGTAGTTATCGAAAACTCTCTGAGCTTTGAGGTATAGAGGCTCTTGACATCACATATCACAATCTTCTCGCCTTCCCGGTAAACGAAGTCGGCAGTATAGTTATGCCCGTAAAGCAATGACCTCCTCTCGTACTTAACCTTAGTCTTAAGCTGCTTTGGTTTCATCATCCATACCGGATTGATTGCCGTGATGGTTACCTGTCTGTGAATGCAGCTTATGCCAGGATCATCGAGTATGGTCTGCAAGTACAGGTACTCTTCTCTTGAATCGTATTCGTTCCCGTCAGGAGCGTAATACTTCTTTGAACCTACGCGTCCCATGTCTTGCCGGCCTCCGCTCCGGGATTTTTAAAAAGCAGATTGATAGCCTCAGATCCGTACCTCTGCCACATTTTGTTACCCCACTGAATGAGATACTCACCCTTTCGGGCTTCGAGCTTACCGTCCGTACGTTCCGGTTTAAGGCGAACAGTAATATCCCTTCCGTTCTGTTCTATGCTTTCAACGCATTCCAGATTCCGAAGAGCATTAATGTTTTCCTTGCTGATTCTTATTATGTTTTTAACTTTCATCTATAGTAAAACCTCTCCGTTTAGCCAACCACGCAAGGCAGGAGAGGTGATTGCACGTGGTTATTGTGAGATGGAGTAGAAGTCAATGTTAAAGGGAGGAGGGACAATAGACACCCTCACTCCCAAAGATAATCAAAAACTGTAAATTTATGGCACTCACAATTAAGTGAGCCACATGCAGGACTCGAACCTGCGGCCTGTCGGTATCTTGGACTGCTCTGACCAACTGAGCTAATGTGACTTGTACCTCCTACTTTCACAAGCAAGAGGATATTAATACTCAAATTTAAATATAAATGACTTATAAGAAAAAGTGCCGACCTCTGTCAGCTAATGAAAAAATATTTTTTTTGAAATTTACCTACTTGGGAAGCCCAGGGGAGACTCCAACTCCCAACCTCGCGGAAAGTACCACGGCTCTATGCAGTTGAGCTACTGGGCGACGCATAAGTTAGTTAACCAATCAAAAATCTTGAAATACGAAAGAAAATTGGGAAGAGAGGATGGATTCGCACCATCGACCTCCAAGGAACCTTCCCCTGGCGCTCTACTACTGAGCTACTCTCCTCAGAAATAAAAAATAATCTATTCTAAAATAGATAGACGTACCCTATCTTCTCAGACCCCAGATACGCAAAAAACAATCTTTTCACATATAAACAATTTAGATCTTTAAAAATAAACATTTGTGGCAGGTACAGAACTCGAATCTGTGACCTCTAGGTCATGAACCTAGCGAGCTACCAACTGCTCCAACCTGCGATGTGTGCAGCCTATCTTCACAGACGAGCTGCATTTATAGCGAATAAATCTAGAAATGAGTTACTTTTTGGAGGCTAGGGCTCAACGAAGAACCACTTGCGATGATAAGATCGGTATCATTTTGTTATCGCCGTGCATCAGTTACACTACTAGCCTCTGAGTTGTTATATGAATGATGAAGATAAATCATCTTTTGGGATTTTCAGAGCTTTTCCTGCTCACCAGACTGCAACGTTTTGGGCAGTGCTTGCACCGACAATTCTTCGTTCCGGTGTAGTCCGTCTGCTTACTTGATGCAGATTAGCTGGATTTTCGTATGTCGTGCGTCCTTTCGCCAGGTCACGGCATCCATTGATGCTCTCCAGTTACTTCTTTTACACGCATACTATTTCTGTGCATCAACATGTCAAAGAACTATCTTCCATGTCCGCTCAATGAAACTCTCATCTGACGCAAGATTGTCGCTGCCCGAACGACCTACTTTATAAGGTATAAGGACTTACCTTTGCGCCGTCAGAGAGGAATTCAACTACTAAACGGAACTAAAAAAAGAGTGTGACTGAGGCGAGGCTCAAACTCGCGACCCGGTGATTAGGAATCAACCTGCTCTATTCAACTGAGCTACTCAGTCTGATTTGGGGCGAAAGAAGCTAAACGAACAGACATCGCCCCAAAGTATCTACCGCTGTAGATAAAACCCAAATAACTAATAACTAACAATCATGCTCTCACGAGCAAATGAAACAAATCTATAACTTTAACCATACCAATATTCATCTTATTTCCAATGCTAGCAGATGATCCTATTCTTTTCTACCATCTTTCGCACATCAGAGACCTTATAGAATATGGTGTTTCGCACCTTATAGTAAGGCAGAACACCCGATTCTCTCAAATCTTTTATGTATTCCTTGCTAACACCGCCAAGGTATGCCAGGATTGTCTTATTGGTCAGGAATTCCTGGTCTACTTCCTTCAACGAGATTATTTTCTCCACCACGTCGATACCGACCTTGCTTCGGTTCTTTCCTACCATAGGTTTAATATTTAACGGATTCTTTTTCTATAGTAGGTATAATGCCATGTTTCTTTAGCTCATTATACAAGAATAATCTTCCTTTCTGAGTCCACTTTGTGTGCATTACTGAACCTACACTACCATCACGGTGAGTGATAGAAACTGTTTCTGACTGGACATAGCCACAAGGGAGATACTTTGCGTAGAGAATCCACTGACCGCCAACTTTATGCTGAACGCCGAAGTTTCTCAGCAAGATGTTGAACGCTTTTGCTGATTGACCGTAATCCTGAGCAATCTGTGTCGTCGTAACGGTCTCCTTGCACGAAAGGATTGTATCAACATAGCTAACCTTTGGCTGCATCTCGGTGATTGTGGCCGAGAGCTGTACAATCTCTTTATTCTTCGATTCTAGAGCAAGCTGTTGTTGCTCTATCTTCTCCTGCTGCTTTGCTGCAAGCATAAGGGCCTCGGAGAAAGACTGAGGTACTTGATACTGCTCCAGGTGATTCTTCTTCTCAAGTTCTTCAAGCTTATTTATGATTTTCTCACGGAGCAAAGCGTCATAGCCGCTCGCCAAAATCAAGCAACCCTTTGGCGTTAGCTCAAACATTGGCCTCACCTCTCCTTTTTTATCTTTATAACGAACCAATCCAAAGTTGGATCCGTTAACTCCCTGCTCTATCAATGAGCGAATATCACGCATCACATGAGCATGCTTTTTCCCGGTTATCTCTGCAATTTCGAGAGATGTCATTGTATCGGTTCTTCCGAGTTTTATGATTTCCTCCATACTTTAATCTTTTAAAGTTTACTACTCAACCAGAACAGCGGTGATAATCGCTGTATGGTTCTTGTAATCTGCCGAGGTTGAGTACTTAAGCACTCCTTTAGGCAAATCTTCGTATTGAGCAAGCTGATAGGCGTATGTTACTGCCGACCGAACTGCTTTTGCGGACTCAAGCAGAAAGATTTCAAATTTTCCTGGTTTGATGCCCAATATGTCCTGTTTTGTTATTCTTGCAACTTTTTTCATCTTTGTTACTTAAATAATTCATTAAAAATTTGGAGGAATGCGAAAAAAGTTGTATATTTGCAGTGTCAATGTAAAGTACGTACTTTCGGTCGCACAAGCCTCCGTTTGTAACGGCTTTGTTGGTTACTCGACCGTCAACGAGTGCAAAGGTACAAAAACTTCGGTAAAGTACCTAATGTTTCGGTAAAATACTTCGGTATATTACCGAATTTTAACGTTTCGAGTCGATTTAGTTGCGTATATAAAACTAAGAAGCATTATGGGAACATTAAATTCGGTACAAGAAAGGTTAGATTACCTCATCAAGATTAAGAAGATGAGCGAGAATGCCTTCATGAAGGCTACAGGAACAAACAACATCGGCAAGATGAGAAGCGGGAAGCTGTCAATATCCGAGGGAACGATTAGTAAAATATGCAATTCTCTTGGGGTTAGCTATAGCTGGCTAAAGTATGGAAGCGGTAGTATGAATGGAAATATGGTAATTCAGCTAGGCGAAACGCATCAGAAGATAGAAGAGTCCATCAACGAGGCGTTTAACCACGGCATACCGATGGCGCAGCTGATAAATGCCGGGAACGTTGGTGACAACCGCCAAAACATAACTACGGGAACGGAACGGGCCAAGGAGCGTGAAGAGGAGTCGTTCAAAGACAAGAATGCCCAGCTCATTCAGATCATCAACGCACAGAACGAGACTATCAAGTCTAAGGATAGCGAGATTCGTCTTCTCAGGAAGATTCTCGCAGATAACGGAATCGAAGTATAACATTATAATATATAAGGATTATGAAGAAGGTATTATTAGCAGCAATGATACTTCTTGCAGGAGCATCATTCACATCATGCAGCAGTAGCGATGATGACGGAACAATTCCTGGAGCAGAGAAGTCAAACTACAAGATTCACGACAACAATATTGTCGGAGTATGGAGAGGAGGCAACTACTACTTTGTTTCATTCTCGTCTGACAAGCACAACGCTTCTCTTATCTCAAACAAGTTTCTTGATGAAGGAGATTATAGCATCAAAGGGGACACGATTACCGTAAGCAACAAGTACTTCGGCAACGAAACGAAATATGTTGTGAACAGCTTAAGCTCAAACAAGCTTTCCATGACCATTACATATAACGACAGATGGGAAGGAAAGAAAACAGAAACCATGAGCTTCACCAAGTCTGAAGACGAACCATGCACAAAGACTAATGATTTGGTCGGCAAGTCATACTATGCTCAGTACTCAGTAAGTCACGGAAGTCAGCACTGGAACAAGACATTCCTGACATACAACACCATATCATGCACGAGAAGCGATGCTGCCAGCTCTACTCCATCCACATTCTACTATGTATATATGAAGCCAACGCTTTACTTCTATGTAATAAGGAGCAATGAATTCTACTACGATACCGTAAGATGCGGCAGAGTTGAGTTCAATTCAAACAACCAAATTGATGGCATGGGTACGCTTTATGGTGATAAGCTATACTAAACGTATTTGTCAGCAATATGCAAGTAACAGAAAACAAGAATTTATAAATAATTGATAATAAGGGACTTATAAAATTAAGATGATTACAGTACAAAATTGGGCATCCTAACTCTGTAAGTCTCTGTGTATCAGCAATAGTAGTAAAATAACAATCCTTTTATTTTACATAAAAATGCCACAAAAAGGTAATTTAAGGTAATCTGAGGTTGCTTTTTGCAAGTAATATGCAAGTGTGGTTTACCTGTAGATTTGAAGGATTACAAAAGAAATCATCACTATGAAGGTATATGTAGAGTCAAAGACAAACAAGGTATTTTTCTCAGTAACCCACATGACAAAGAGGTTCTATGTCTACACCGGGTTGCAGACAACCGAGAAGTTCACCGGCATGATGTTTCCGAAGTCAGACAAGTCAGCAAAAGCGAAGACGAGAAGACTTGCGGAGCTGTATGCCAAGTGTGAGAGCTATATCCTTGACCATCATGACGAGTCGCCGGATATGATGAAGGAACATCTGAAGGAGATTTGTACGGGAGCAAAGAAAGAAGACAAGTCTCCGTTCCTCAGTTTCATGAAGGCATTCGCTGAGACAAGAGAGAGGCCGAATACCAGGAGAAGCTATGAGAGAACCTACCGATGCGTAGAGGCATACGACGGTAAGTGCAGTTTCAACACAATAACCAAGGACTGGCTTGAAGGGTTCATCAGGCATGAGATGGATAAGGGAAGGAAGACCAACGGCATCTCGAACGACATAACACACATCAAGGCAGTCTTCAAGAAGGCCATCGATGATGGTAAGACGCAGAACTTTCCGTTCCACTATATCAAGCTCAAAAAGGAGGAAACAAGGAAGCGCTGTCTCTCACTGGAGCAGATGAGAGAACTAAGGGATGCCAAATTACACGGCAAACAGGCTCTGTACCGCGATTTCTTCATGTTGGGGTTTTACCTCATAGGCATCAATGTTTCGGACCTCCTGACGCTAAAGAAGGAGGATTTCCACAATGGTAGGATAAGCTACTACAGAAACAAGACAGGTAGATTGTACGACATTAAGGTGGAGCCAGAGGCTATGGAGATAATAAGCAGATACCGCAGCAGAAAGCCGCAGTACCTGCTCAGGTTCTTCGAAGATGCAGGAACTTTCGACGTGGACCACTTCACGAACAATATGAACCGTACGCTGAGAAGAATTGGCCCGAAGGATCCTAAGGATTTGAGAAAGGCATCACCTCGTCCAATCGACAGCCAGATGTCTTCGTACTACAACAGGCATAGCTGGGCGACGTTTGCGTCAGAGATAGGTATTTCACTCGAAACAATCGGTCGAGCACTGGGCCACTCCGTATGGGAGAAGACGGTTACAGCCATCTATGTCAAATACGACAACAAGGCAGTTGACGAGGCGAACCGTAAAGTCATCGACTATCTAAACGGTTAACAAAGAAAATCCCCACGCCATCGGAACATGACGTGGGGAAAGTTGTTTTATGACAAGTATCTATTTGTAGAATTCGCCAAGTTCCTTGTCAAGTTCAGCGATTTTATCGGAAATCTCAGATTCCTCCTTCTCTTCATGATTCATCGCATCAACAAGTTGTCTCGATGTTATCTTGCGCTTGCAGTAATTGACCTTGGCGCGTTCGCATTTCCATCTTTCCCTCCACAGCTTCATCAGTAGTGTATAGAGGTTTACGAGCTTGCTCTTTTTGGCAATCTCTAGATGATCACTCTCCGCATCCTTCAGCTTTTCCTTTGTCTCTATCAGTTCTGTTTCCAACTTCTCGTTGCAGCGGAGGATGTAGCAGCCTTCGGCAGCAAGGAGAGTTATGAAGAAGCAATCAACAAACATGTCCCAGATTCCAAGAAAGGCTTCCACAATACAGAAGCATAGCCCGATGACAATGCACACGACAAAGATGTCGATGCGGTCGAAAATCATTTTTAATCTTTCTTTCATACGCTACAAATCGTTTTTATAATCGTTAGAAATAATCCAGGAGCTCATTACAATATTGAATATCAGCAGGAGAACAATGATAGCCCAGTACTGCCCGTCGGTAAGCTCGATGGTAAGATAATCAAAATCCTCGAAGTTCTTTCTATGCCATTCCTTTTCAACAATCGGACCGATATACTCGGCGTACTTTTCGAGATTTACAGGATTGCTCATAAACCAGTCTCTACTCTTAACGCCTACGACCGGGCTATCACACCATGAAAATGCGTTGCACCACTTGACATTCTTGTTTTTGTCAATACCGACGCACACGACAAGCTCATTCTTGTTGCCGCCCTGCCAGTATGAGCGCTGCTTTTCAACGATTTCTTCCGGCTTGTTCGTAAAGAACAGGACGAACACCCTAAACTGCTTCCGCTCACCATAGTATCCGTTCAGCCATCTCATCGCCTTCTCCTGATTCTTCGGAATCTTCAGTCCGATAACAGGATTCTGGTCGTAAAGAACGATATCCGGATACTCGAACAGCCCAAGCTTGCGTGCCTGCTGATAATCAATATCCTCAAACTTGAAAATAGAACGTGAGGCTTTCACTTTATTCTTGTAATCATGCTCCGAGGATAATGCGTATGAGTTTTCAATGGAACCATCCCACGCCCATTCCTGTGCATCACCATCCTTGGTGTAGTAGTGCCTGTGCATATCAACAAACACGCTTTGGGTTCCAAGAATCTTTCTGACTACATTGAACTCGTTGTCGGTCATAAAGTATTCCTCCTTGTTCCTGGCATCAAAATAAGTCCAACGTTCAGGGTGATTGTCTACGTACGAACAATCGTATGTTTCCGTACGTTGATTCTTTCCGCTTCCAACGGTCCTTGTACACGTGCGGTGTATGTACTCATTCCAGGCATCGTAATGACGGATTCTTGTCACGTAGCTTCCGAGATACTCCGTGTCAGCAGCATTTGACTGTTTGAACACGAACTCCATGAGGATACCTATGAGGATGGATGGAACAATGAGTACTGCGTATTCCCACCAGGTGGTCTGCTTCCTGAAGAAAATCAACAGGAAAGCAGCAACCACGAATGGGATTAGAAATATGAATATTTCCATAAGCTGTTATTTCTTGAACAGGTCTACGTCGTTATCCTCTCCAAGCTGCATGATCATCTTTGTCTTGGATGAGGAGATAACCTTGTATTCGATAGGCTTGGTATCAGATACGAACCACTTCGCCGGATATGTCTTCACGAGCGTCTCGTGCTCACGGATGATATCGAGCATCCTCTCCTGTGATGTCTGAAACTCGGAGCGCTGAATCTCTATGGACTGCATGAGGTCCTTGTATAGCGAAACGTCGAAGTTAGGATTACTTTCCTTGATCCACTTCATAAGCGAGCCGTCTCCCTTTGAATATCTGCCCTCGATAAGTTTCGGATAGATGGATTCGAATGCGGACTTGTACTCATCCGTAACCTGTGCCTTCTGCTGAAGAACCTTCCACATCTTGTCGTGAACACCCTCAATCTTGCCACGCTGAGCCTCTGACTGCTGGCGAAGTGAGATTTCCTGGTTGTTGTAATGGAAATAACAACCGATAACTGAACCTGCGGCGAGTACTACTATTGCGAGTACTGATGCCAAAATAATGTTTTTTACACTCATAATGTTTAAAAATTAAAAAAATATACTTAGTCTTTTATTTTAAAAATATCAATCAACACAAAAGCACCTAGGAAGAATAACCAGATGCTCTTCTCTCCATATGCCCTACTGACGTCAAATCTTACAGTTGGGACTAGGTAATAAGAACCTTTCAGAATATCACAGCTGAAGGCTATTATCCTCTTCTTGGTTCTGATTTCCAGACGGCCAGCACTCTTGTTTAGTCTTATTTTCATATACTTAATCTTTTTGGTTTGACAACTTGTTATTGAGCCTGATATAGAAGTCTTCCTCAGACTCTCCGTTCTCCTTGAAGTCGAGATTGTTTTCCTCAACGAAGTCAAGGATAGCCCAGACGCTCTTCCTGCCGAGAGTCCTGAGTTTCATAAGCTCTGACCTTCCCCGGAGATTACGAACCAAGTCGCCTACGGTATATACGTCGAAGCCTTTGAGTGCATTCAGAATGCGGACAGAGAAGCCACATTCCTTTATATCCCTAGAAAGGATCAGCGGAGGAAGAACTGCGCTACTGACAGGCTTGTCTCCTTTCGCGCGCCGGTATTCGTCGAAGCTTACCTGTAGCGACTTGATTACCTTCTTCAGGCGCTCAACCTCATACTGCAAGGTTCTGTTCGTTGAGAGCTCAGCAATGACAATATTCTCGTTGTAGGTAAGCTTGTTGCAAGTCTTGTCTATAATCTGCCTGATTCTCGTTGCAGACACGCCGTACTTGATTGACAGCTCGTCATAGGTCATTCCGTTAATTATGTCCTTGAGAAGATTGGACTCACGATAGGTAAGATTCGGTAATACACCAAGATGCGACATTGTGTTGATTACACCGAACAGCATGCCTACGGCGTTTGCAGCCAGCTTGCCGTTTGCGGTAGCTCTGTCTCTCAGTTCAGTGAGCTCTACGTTGATTGCGCGCTTGCGATACTCGACTTCCTTGAGCTTCTCGTCAATCATCTTCTCGTTTGCTGCAATCATCTTGTATTTCTGAGCATATTTCTCGATATCCTCGCTGTTGACATACAGGATGCCGTGTTCGCCTACGTAGCTTCCAAGGATGCCTTCCTTGATGTAGTTGCTGATAGTCTGTCTTGATACTCCCAGTATCTCGGCAGCTTTGTTTCTTGTTATTCTTGCCATAGAACTAATGTTTAACGTTTTTCTTCATTTACATATACAACACCTCTATACCCATAAGAATAAATGGGATAGCCAAGCGAGCCGAACCTTATTTTTTATCAACTACAATATATATATAATATACCATAGTAGTTCGTACTCCTTGTAAAGCCAGCATAAGTCTTCTGATACCCACAGCGCTTTGCTCGTTATGGTCGGCTTTCTCATTTCTGATATGGGCACCCGTCGTGAGGTGACACGTTGCGGGATTTACACAACCATAATGTAACTTATCTGACAGAGCAGTTTTATATATCGGTCGATAACTCCGAAGAGGACTGCACGGATTGAACCTCGTATGTCTTTTTTGCTTGGAACGTTGAGATAGGGTAAAGAAAAACCCTATCCGCCGTCTGGGTCACGCTCCAAACTTTGGATAGGGTATATCGTTGTAGTTGAACTAATCAACTTCTAGATAAAACTTATTTATTTGCTAGCGCGTGACTTCTAACAAGCACTGCAAAGATACGACGATTTTCTATTCCGTGCAATAGTTCCGTTTATGCCATAAACCGAACTTATTAAAGTAAAAAGTGAGGACAAACGTTTTAAAGATACTGGTATAGCTAAAGGTTTCAAGCGAGGTAAAAACAGTAGATTGAAACATTCATTAAAGTACAGAATATTTACAATTAACGTAGTTTAAGAAAAAAGTGTGATTTTCGTTGCTTTTTGGGTGGTTATCTTAATAAAATAGCCGCCTATCTGTTAAGTGATAAGCGGCTAGTTGTATGAGAACCTACGATTACAGATGCCCTATATCCTCCTTGGATATCCAGGTCCCGTGACTTGGCTGTTTGTCAAGGGTACAACCGGTAAGGTCATTCACCCCAAGCTCCTTGCACAAGTCCTCGTCATGAAAGTCAGCGTAGCACCACCACTTTGTCTCTTTGGTGGCGGTATCCTGCAATTCTAGCACGACATGAGGATAAAAATGATGTTCTGTACTTATGACTTTGTACATATTAGTTAAATTCGTTAATTGTTGTTGAATAAATATTGTTTTCTGAAATAGATCCACTATCTTTGCACATGTCTTCGGAAGACTTTAATCGAACCTTTATGGAATAGTAATAAAAATAAACTTCCGTTGACGGTCAATTCTTCGGAATTGTGGATTTAAACGCTCATAAAGAGCAAATTTCTACTATCGTAGATGTCAGACTGTAATGGTCTGTGGTAGCCCCGGCTTAGGTCGGGGCTTTTTCGTTCTACTGCATCCGTAGAGATTCACTTTAATTGCTTTTTGAGCAAATTAAATATCATATTTTCCTCTGCCTCGTCGAGGTTATAACAGGCGTGAGGGAGGATGGTAGTTTTCTTGTTATCTCGATGCAAATAGATAATATTCGCATTCTCGTGCCATGGACGTGATTTATAACATCGCTTCACCATCTCCGAGAACGAAGTGTTCTCATTTCTTGCGAAGCTGGAATTCCAGGCGTTCAGGAGTGCAACGACCTGCTTCCAACTTAATTCGTTTAAGTTTATATTGCCATTCTCTTTTACAACTTTTTCAAGACAATTTTCCATTTTACTGACTTTACCGTGATGTCGAGGGCTAAAGGGTTGTTTTACATCAGATTTCCGTTGCTTTTATCGTGTAGACGAATTTTAAAAGACCATGAGGGTTGTATTGGATAAGTCTTACCGACACTGCGGTCTCATCAGCGAGGAAGGCAATAGCTTCTCCTGCAACGGTCTTCTGTATCTCAAGACTACCATCGGGGTTCAATATTTCTTTTGCCTTTTTCATGTCACTTGCGACAATCAGACCTGTTTCGCTAAGGATGCCTCTCTCAATAGCGTTCTTCAGTTCTTCGATACTGTTGTTGTTGAAATTTTCCTTTGCAACAACCCGGTTGAATTTGATATTAGTTGTTATCATAAGATTGCTTTGACCGTGATAGCGAGGGCTGAATGTAATTGCTTATTTTTGATTTTTCCAGATTTCGTAATCATCCCAAGACTCGAAACCCATATAGCCACCTACAACAGCGACTACTTTGCTCGCATAAGGCATTTCATCAATAGCCTTCTTTCTATTCTTGCGATTGTGCTCGATGCACTCATAAAAACCTTGTCTCATATTCTTTTCGCTTCACCGTGATGCGATAGGGCTTTGTTAATAATTGCAGGAGCCGAAGCTCCCTATTTTTGGCTAATCGGGGCCGTTTTAAAAAATCCCCTCCTACCCTCACGGGCAAGAGAGGACAATCATTTAAACAATCTAGCTATGAAAAACTAGAAATATCTTATTTCCCGCACTTAACAACTTCGAAAACACGATGTTCTCTGTCGGCGGAAAGTCTATTACCTTCTTCATCGCATATGTGGCCATCTTCGTTGACCCACATCTTCTGGTTGAACATCTCTTCGCACATTCCCAGAATCTTAAGATATTCCTGTGCCTCGAAGATGACGTTCTTGCCATCACGCTCTGCCATCTTGAAGTTCTCGATAAGATCTGGATTCAGGTCAGGTGCAGTGATATCGTACTCGTCCATCTCCTCGTGGTATTGGAAGTTCAGTGACTCCAACTCTTCCACCATTGCGGAGTTCGTACCAATCTCGCCAGTCAGAGCCTTCATAACGGTCTCCTTTTCTAGCTTTTCGTACTTCTTCCGGCACTCATTGATGAGTTTATTCAACTCTTCTACTGTATAATCTTCTACCATATTCATTATTTTAATTGGTTAAACAATGGCAGGAGATGGCAGCTAACCACCTCCAGTTTTAGCTTAATCCTCATCTAGACCATTATCGAGGTCTTCTTCATAGACGCCGAACAATCTCAGTGTATTGCTGTCAATCTCGGTCTTACCGACAATGTAGCGCTGTGTCATCTGTATATTAGGCATACCGTTACTGGTATGTCCCATCATGACGGCAATCTGCTCAAGAGGCACTCCCTTCTTTGAGAGATTCGTTGCGAACGAGCGTCTGCCGGTATGGGATGAGACGAACCGATACTTCTTTCCAGTCTCTTCCTTTCCAGCTTTGAACACTTTTGTATTCGTATCTATTCCGCAGTCACGACAGATTTCGCGGAGTGCTCTATTGAACGTCCTTTCACCTATCTCACCCGGAAGAGGCTCGTCACCAGTACCGCATACGAGGAACTTACGGAGCTTCTTGTGAAGTGGAACCCTTACCTCGGTCTTTGTTTTCTGAGTAACATAGACGAGGAAGTGTCCGGTATCATCTATGTTCTCTTCCGTCATTCTCTGGCAGTCGCTGTAACGTGCGCCACAGAGACATTCCATGATAAACATTCTCTGAACATATCTTTTTGTTTTCCCGTGAGGGTTGTACTTTATGATTCTGTTTATCTCCTCATCAGAGAGATATACAGACTGGACCGGTACAGCCTTCGCTCTAAGTATTCTGCCGAACGTAGGACTAGGAATTTCCCTGGTAGCATCATTCTCACGTATCACAGCCTTGATGGTTGCACATACGGTTCTTGCCGAGTTAGGAGCGTAGTTCTCCTGGATCTTCTCGAAGAGGTCGCGCAGATTGTCGTCGGTGATGTCTTCCCATAATGGCTTATGTCCAAGCATCTCTTCGAACATCCTTACAACCTTAATAAGCTTCGGGTATTTCCAGATGTATGCGCCATAGAACGTGTCATGCCTCCAGGCGTTGCTGTGATAATTGGCGAACCAACCCTGCTTGATGGCAGTCTTGTACTTCTGCTGCTGTGTGTAGCTAAGAAGTCTCTCCCAATCTCTTGTCTTGATTCTTATTTCTTCTGTCATAATTCTATAATTTTGGTTACTAGTGGCAAAGATACGAAAAGTTTATAATATAAACCATCGTCTTTGCCGTTTTTAACGCTAATTTAACCTTCCGAAGCAGTCTGCTTCTCGACTGATACGAGTCTTAGGGTAGAACCATTATGGTCATTCCACACACGCATGTAGTCTTCCGCCTCATCCAATGCATCTTTATATGATTTTGCTCGGAATACGTACGGATTCTCCTTAGAAATGAAAATTCCATCATTGTAGGCAATCTTATACTTTGCAGCATAGACACCAATATAGCCGTTCAGCTCGTCGTTCAGACTAGTAGCGATGTCTGCAAGAAGGTCAACTGGTATATCGTCATCGATAGCTTTTGCTTCCGGAAACTCAAACCCTACAGAAGTGCATCGGCTATGAATGATAGGGATAGCTGTATCGCTGTCGCCTACTTCTACGATGTTCACCTCCCTGTTGTCGCCGGCAAGTACAGGCCAATCGAACACCTTTCTGCTCACATTGTGCTCTCTCATTATCTCACGGATGGTGCATGCAAGTTCCATCTTTGCTGTTGAACGCAACTCATCAATCTTGTCTTTCAATACTTTTCTCTTCATAATCTTAATATTTTGGTTTAACTTGATGCCCACCGTTCCCGGCAGGCTTGTTTGGCTTAGTCTTTTCTTTCGATATCAAGGCCCATAAGCACGCCTTTCATATAGGCTAATGCCTCTTCCTTGCAGTCCGATAGAAACTTCTGACAGCCATCAATGATAACGCCGTACTTACCGCTCGGATAATTCTGTAGAGAGCACGAGTGGTAATACTTTCCGGATTTCTCCTCGATTTCTCCTGCGAGTCGCTTCCCTTCGTCGGTCTCATTTGGACGATTTTCTGGGTACTCATCGTAAAAATACTCGTGCCATAAATCTAGTAGCATATCCTTGCAATCCTCCATATCTTGCAAAATATCCGATAATTTGTATGGCGCGCCGTTAGCACCATGTCCATCCTCGCCAATCCATTTACTGGCTTCCTCGTCAGGATCGAAGTCGCTATAATATTGATACAACTTATCCATGAAATCAGACTTATTGCCATTCTCGAACCAAATTGTGGCGATGAAATCTTGGTCTTGTGGGGAATACTTCTCTAACTCGACGCAAACCTCACCTCTTTCGTTAGGTGTATCGTCAACATTATAACTCCATCCTAAATTCTCTGCTAATTTCAAAAAATCATTCATATCTTTAATTTTAATTGGTTAATACTAGGAGCGTGAAACGGATTGTTCCACGCCTTGTTCGGCTTTACACCGGCAGAGACACGATGTATTCCTTCTTCTTCTTTCGTGTTCTGCCCGTTACGGAATATCCGCAGATGTTTCTCAGAGAGAGTGCGGCTTCCGTCAGAAAAGGCTCGTTGACAAAGATTATCGGTCTCATCATCTTATTCCGTACCATAAACTGATAGTCGATGAAGTCGAATGGGTCGTCGGGGTCTTCCGATTTCTTCTTCCAGATGCTTACGTCCAGCATTTCAATGAAATCTCCCTCTGGTGGATTATCCATATCAAGGAACCTCTTCGGGAGAAGCAAAATTGTTTCCTTTGGTTCATGTGTCATAAAGAAATCTGAAACAACGCTACAGAATATGTTCAGATTGAACACCTTAGGCTTCAAGCCCTTTGCCTTCAAGATCTCATTAACGTTAACGATTCTTGCTACTGCCATAATTCACAAAATTTTAATTGGTTAAACATAGTACCCCCGTCATTACTGACGAGGATTTTGGCTAGTGTGCAAGGAATCCTATCGCCTGGCCTTTCCCGATAGACCAGCATAGCCTGTCTTCCTTCAGGCACTCTGTACAGTTTCCGGTACATAGCAACGTTCCTTCCGGTGCTGATGTACCGCTCTCGAAGATAGGATGCGCCTCCGGAAATCCGTGGCGGTTATCCATCTTGAGACCAAGCCATCCGCTGAATAGGATGTGCATGTTCTCAGGAATGACGTTTCCTTCATCAAGGTACTCGTTACACACATCGAACATCTTCGTGAACGCCAGGAACTTGGTATCCTTATGCTTGCGAGCAATCTCGCACATCTTATCAAGATACCATTTGTCCTGTATGTCGCCGCCGATGTGGAATCGGAATGCACGAGGGAATCTGTAGTCAAGATATCCGTCAATCTCCTTGAAGTATCGCTCAGGATCCTCGTGGAGGATGGCAGAGTTGATAGCTCTCGTCTTGATAACCTCTTTATAGATGAAGTCGTTGCGGAGGTCGTAGCAGCTCTTGGCGCATATTGCACAGTTACCGCAATCCATGACCGGGATGAGCGACACGGATGGGATAGCTCCCAATTTTGTGTTGCCATCACTGATCTTGACATGCAAGTCGCTGACGTTCTCTACTGCGTTCTCATAAGCTGCCTGTGCCTTTGACAGACGAGTCTTCATTCCTTCCTTACCTAATGTCCAGTAATTTCTACTCATAATTCTAATTTAATTGGTTAAACTTTGGGAACAAAAAACCGGCGTGTCTCACGACAGACCGGCTTTGAACCATTTAAACAAAATTTAGTTATGATATGAGTAGTCAGCCGCTGTTAACGACTGACATGTTTGGCTAATCTTTCGGTATGTTCCAATGGAATGAAATCGTCGCTTCGTCTTCGTAGATGGAGAACGATATTAGTAGTTTTGCGTCTCCCTCACGCTCGTCATCTATGTACTGCTTGTACGCCGGAACCATGTAGGTCGTTAGGTGACATTCGTCTTCAGTCAAGTTTTTTATGACTGCATTTCCGAAATCATCAAGCTTGTCCGTGCTTCTGTAGGGCTGCGGGATACATTTCAGCTCGACAACATTGCTCTTGACTGTGGCCATTACCGGAACACCGGCAATGAATCCTAGATACGTATTACCTGAGAATGCGTAGCTTCCGTCGTCGAACATATTCTCTTCCCACCAGTCCAGCATGACATTCTTGTTGTCAAGGGGTGCTGGAGTAAGCTTGTCTACATAGATTATCTTCTTGATTTTCTTCATAATTCCTCATTTTATTTGGTTAAACATTGAATCGGTTACCGAATAAGTAACCGACTTTTGGCTAGAATGGCTCCCGGCTGGCGCCTTACTCTATAAGTTCGATCTAGAGAGCTTTAGCTCGAAGGATTACCTCCAGTAGTGACTGGAGGAGATCCTTCGTTGAAGAAGCTCTTGTAAACACATAGCTGCCGGGCCACCATTCTTCAGGCGGCGAACCTTACGTCTTACTGATGATTACTTGTTCTCGCTCTTGGCTTTCTTCCATTCAAGAATCTTGCCCTGTACGCTTATATTATTGTCCTTGATAAGCTGCTTGAGTACACCGAGCATCTTCCAACCCTCTTCATCGTAGAGCTTGGCTTTAGACTCAAGTTCCTTCAGAGAATTAGCCTCTGACATCTTTCGTCCGTTCTTCATGAATCTTGCTCCATGGAACATGATGAGGTTTCTCATCGTGTAGTAGGAACCAGACCCTTTGTAAGCATGAATGAATGCATCTGCCTGCTTGGTATCCCATGCGAGATGCTTGCGGTTCTTGTTGAACTCGCGAACTGCATCGTAGAGCTCCTTGTAGGTCGTTGCAGCACCCATTTTGTTGGCAAGGTTACGGAGAGGAGTATAGACCTTTTTCTCCAAGTCTGCGACAAAAATGTCCTCGTTCTGAAGACGGATATAAGGATTACCCTTGCAGGTATGCTTGTATGTCTTCTTCTCGTTTCCATCCTTGTCTTTCTTGGTAGTGTAGATGCACTTGTCGTCAATGTAGCTGCGAAGCTTGTTAATATAGTCAATAGCCATATCGTGTGCTACGCAGCCGTTGAACCAGCGATTTCTCGCCTTGGTGTTCTCGTAGTCCTTGTGGTCACACATCTTCATCTGAGCATACAGCTCGTTCTCCAACATGCGCCACTGATACTCGTAGCCCTTGTGCTGCAACACCTCGTTGAATGTGCGTCCGTTCTTATCCATGTCTCGCAACATGTGGAACATCTGACTCATCACCCAACGACGGAAGAGCTTCCAGTTACTTACGTATCCACCCTCGACAATCTGCTTGCCTACCGCATCGATGGTTGCATCGTCCATGTCTACAGGAACTGCTGCGCCATTTTCGATTTTGATAAGCTGGTCGTCACCGAGAGGGAAATATTTACTAGTATCAACACCTGCTGCCTTAAGAGCTTCGAGTCGCATCTGCGCCTTGGTCTTCTTACCGGTAGCTGCTGTAGCCTCTACATTGTTAGTTACGATGTTCAAGTTCTCACCAGTGATTGTTACAATCTGCTTCATAATTCTAATTATTTTAAATTGGTTACTAAAAATTTATTTAACTCTAGTGGATGAGGCTTACGCCCCACCCTTGTTTGGCTCAACCCAGTCTCTGAGGATAATCAGGTCCTTGTCGTTCTCGGACTTCCAGAACCATCTTCCCCATCTGTTCTCCCATGCAAGGTTTCCTCTAAGCAGCTGCATAAGGACGTATAGTTCTAGCTTGCATCTCGCTACCTCCCGTCGCTCACCATACATCATATCTTCGTCTGTGAGCTCTTTCTCTGGCAAAGCCTTGAAGTAGTAGCGGCGATGGGATTCGGAACGCTCTGATGGCACAGAATGCTTGTATGCCTTATATCTCTGTTCTATTGCGAACAGAACTACTGCATGTGTCAGGTAAGGTGTATCTTTCGGCTTATCTTCCTCGGACATCACTATCTTACCATTCACCCTACATGTTCTCTTCTGGAAGTTGATTGTGAACTTTGCACCATTCTCAACTGCATTGATGATCTCGTCGTATGTCATAATTCTACTGTATTGGTTAATAGGAGTGCGCTCAGAGAATCTGTTGCGTAACTATAAGTTCTTGATAAATACTGTATCTAAGTCCTGACAGATCCAGGTAACCACCTGGATCTTCAGGATGATTGATACCGTATTGTACAATCTATTCTCCTTGCGCACCATTCGGCTCGCAATAACCTAGACTTATCTCATGTATTATGTTGCATGGATATATGTTCTTGATTCGACCCCGTGTTTGGATACCAGCGCCTGCCGTTATCACCGCAGGCGCTGGTATCCAAACACGGGTTATTAAACCTCATACTCTTGATAAGTCGTGATGCAATTCACATGATTGTTTGTAGGTACACTCATAGGTCTGTTGTCTATCTCTATCTTGGCGATTGAGGGAGCTGATATCGCGGGGAGCATCGTTGTTCTAAGGATGCCTCCCCGCGAGTTACAAAGCTCGTGATATAAAGAATTCCTCCTCGTGTACCTCGTTTGGCAATAACGTTGTCTTCATCTGAGAGCGTGGCACGTAGCTATAGCAGCTTGATTTGAGGGCTGTTGTAAGCCGCCGGATGACGCTGGAAGCTCCAGTAGAAGCCGGCGGCATGGAAACAGCACTCATAAATTCACTCTCCTCTAAAGACTACCCTCGTGCTTGGGTGATTCTCTGACCGATGGTTCGACACAATACTTTATGTTTCTGATTTGACACAGGATTCGCCAGAATAGGTGATCCAGGACAATGCGCCCACTGCGCAGCCGTCCAGGATCAACTACTCTGGTTAAGAAACCTGTTGCATAAACTTCAGCCATCCGTCAGGGATTGGTGGTGTGCGCCACCGGTGGAAGTCATACGGACTGGCACATCTCTGTACTTCATTGATGAGCTACGCCTTGTGTCATATGAATGATCCAGCTGTCTCAAGTTGTAAACTTGGATAGCTGGATCAATCAGATGATGTTATAGAGGCGTTGCCTGAATCTGTCCGTCCTTCTCCCACGTCCGTGTGCTCGGTTACAGAGTCTGCCGGTCAGAAGATGCTGCGCATAGCTATATCAGATTGATAATGTCCGGTTTAGGACGAGCGTAGGACCCTCTCTTACTAAGAGATTGGTCCATGCACTCCGCAACCGGGATATTTAAAACCTTGCGTCTTCATTCCGGCAAAATCCTTGCGCTAGGATGCTCATCTACAGAGTATTCACCAATGTGTTGTACGCTGCCCTGCTCGTTCGCAAGGCATTCTGAGCACAGCCGATTGATAGATACCCCTTGATTTCGCTCTCTGTCTTACTCCTGTTGGCTTTCACGTTTCTGCCACGACCTCGGTCTATGCAACCTACAGCCTGAGTCTTCACGTATCCGAGACCACCGACCTTTCTCTTGCCTGTCTTGACCGCACGGATGCAGTCCATGACGAAGGTGTTGAGTTTGTCGATGTCCTCTTTCACGTTTATGACCGGAAGAACCTGAGTCGACCAGGAATAATCGCAGTACCCCTTGTAAAGATACCTGTTTACTGCATTGATGGCTTTCGTCATCGTGGTATCACGTTTCTTTATCGTCCTCTTCTCAATTTCCTTCTGAAAGGTCTTGATACGTGTGGACGACAGGGAGATATTGTGACCCTTGATGGAATATCCGAGGAACTTGAACCAGTGATTAGCATCAAGATACTCAACCTTCTTTGGGTTGAGCGTCATCTGCATCATCTCCAGCTCGCTCTTCATGATATCCATGGCTTTCGCATAGTCTTCACCGACAAACAGCGTATCATCTGAATAGCGGACGTAATATCCGTTAAGCTTAGATAGCTTGTCGTCAAGATGATAGAGAATGACATCAGCCAGCCATGCAGCAACAGAGCATCCCTGTTTTAGGGACTGATACTTCTCGCAGAGGTTGTTGTCCTCATCAAAATAGATATCCGTGTGATAGTAGTCACGAATGACATCTATCAGCGCAGACTTTCCGTACTTCTCCTCTACCTTGTCAAATGCCCAGTCGATGAACCGAATAGGCACAGAATCAAAGTACTTGGAGAAGTCACCTTTCCATCCGATGATTTTTCCCTCTGCCGAGTATATTATCCGAGACACTTCCTGCACCACACGCCCGCAGCCGATACCCTTTTGGTATGACGTACAGCGTGGATGCACCATCTCTGGCATCAGCTCGAACAAGAGGTCGTTTGCTATGCTCAGTAGGATTCTGTCTACAGGTTCATTCACATAGACCGTACGGAAATCTCCGTTGTCTTTCGGAATCTTGGCTGTATGCGGCGGCATTATCTTGTAATTGCCGTTCTTGATCCTCTGATACATAGCCAGACGAGCCTCCGGTGTCGTCAGCTGATACATTACTGCTTTGTTCATGTCCTTGAATAAGCCTTTCTCGATAGCATACTGCCATCTGGCTTTTTCGAAGAACATCTCTAGGATTCTGTCTTCATTCATAATTCTTATGTTTTGGTTATTGGTAGGGAGATTGCTCTCCCCCGTTTGGCTAGTCGATGTGCTGGAGTGCTGCGCTGTCATCTTCTTCGGATTCTCTCCAGTACTCCTGATCTGGTTCGATCTCGATAACCTCACCTGAGAAATTGTCAGCGTCAAGAATAATATCGCTATTATTATAGGCATCCTGCACTTTCTGTACGGCTTCATTCTCACTCTCAGCATCAACGCTGACTACCTTGTTCAAATGTTCTGTGACTGATACGTAATATCTCTTCATAATCTTTAATAATTTGGTTAATAGTACGGAGCCATGACGCTCCGCTTTTATGGCTTGTATTCTTCCTGCTTGATACTGACCGCATCACCGCACATGTAGTATGTACTGCTTTCACTGAGGTCGAGTCCGTCTTCTCCGTAGATATACTCCTCAATCTGCTCTTCTTCCCATGAATCCGGGCAGTTCTTAATCAGTCTTACTTCTGATGCCGAATAATCTAAAATCGCTATATTCATAATCTCATAATTTGTTGGTTAATAATGTCAGAGGGAATGCTCCCTCCGTTTTTAGGCTACCACTCTTTGTTGTAAGCAAGTTTTCCTTCTCCAAATTTACGCATTTGGTCTGTAAAATCCTTGAAATTTACTCCTATTGCCCACTGCCCACCATAATGATCGCAGGCTATATAATCCTTGCCATACGACGGACCGCATCTTTTACAAGTGTATATCCACATCTTTAGTTTCCCAACGATAATGGTATATCCATCTTTCAAATCGCTATAAGCTGCACGTAAATTTGCCGTGCGAGTTCCTAAATTAACTTGTGTCATAATTCTCTTTGTTTAATTGGTTAATAGTGATAGCCCGGAGGCTATCTTTTAGGCTAATGCGTTCAATACTCTGTGGGCGTTGTATGCGACAGGATTCTGATACTTCATGTCCGCATTGATTCTACGCTCACAAATCTCAATGCATCTCTCGTGTGCAATATTCTCGGATAAGGCATCAAACTCGATATGGGTGCTGCCAGATGATGGCTTGCCCACACAATACTTGTGCCCGTCACGATAGCACACGATTTTTCTGTTCACTCTGTAGATAGTTCTACTTCCCTTCTGTGAAATTGTAATCTTTCCCATAATTCTATTTAATTGGTTAATGGAAGAGGAGCATGCAAGCTCCCCTTGTTAGGCTGTTTCTTTTAGTTTGATTCCATTCTCTTCGAGAGCGTCTTTAATCAGCTCGTCAGAGTCCTCGTAGTACTCTCCCCAGCAGGAATCAATCTGTTCCCACTCGTAGGAATCAGAAGATTTACCGTCTTCGTACGATTTTGTATACGGGCGTTTCTTTTCTAGGACGTAACCTTTTACATCACCCCACATCCACATACCAATATTCTTGACTTCGCTCTCAAACAGCTCGATGGCACGATTCTTCCAGTTCTTGGTATTCGTATCCACCATCTTCTTGAAGCGCTTCTTGTCGCAATAGGCATATCCTCTAACATAATCTCCCTGGCTATATCCACTGGAAGACCACTCGTAGAATGCTATATCCTTGCAGTTTTCAAGGAGATTAATAAAATCATCTTCTTCAAGCTCTTCTGTAAGCTCATCCCTAACATCTTCGTTCTTCAGTTCGTTAGGAGTGAAATCTCTGATGTTGTACCACTCGTTCTTGCCGATGCTGAATCTTGATTTTCTTTCAAAACTCCACATGTGGCACGACTTGTCGTATTCGAGACACAGATGATCGCAATGAAACATACTATTGATATACTTGATAATCTTCTTTTGTGGAACATACTTGCAGACAATCTCTTTCAAGGCAGCCTCTGCATTTTCAGCGTCGACTTCACTGCTACAACCACGAGAAAGTTCCCTGTTGTATCCGTAATCAGAATAGTCCCAGAAGTAAACGCCTGCCAAATCCCATTCTGTGCAAGGGCATTCGGCATCCTCATCCTGGTAAATGGTGATTCTGTAATCACCAATCTCCTTCTTAGCAAATTCGTAACTCATATCTAATATCATTTAAATGGTTTAACATTGAATATCCCCATGCTAGGGGATATTGTTAGGCTTCCTCATAATCTTCCTCCATCATGGAGTGAACCTCTTCAAGTTCGTTCGAGAAATTGTACTTGATGTTGTATGTGCCGAACGCCTTGAAATACCATTCCTCTAGGTACGCTCTATCCTCGTTCGCCTGCTCGCTGTCCTCTGCGGAATCGAGTCTGGCTACCATCTGAGGGTAAAAGTCGTAGTAATCATCACCATCGTAGTCTGATGCCCACCACACACCTGTTCTGTGCTTAGGGTAGTCCTCGTACAGATTGGCAAAATTGCCATTCATGTGCTGGTCATTAAGATGTAGATACTTCTTCATTTCCTTGTTTGCCTTATGGGTAAACTCCCACGCAAGGGACTGGATATTCTTTCCGTACAAATCGGCAATGTATTCTTCCAGATCCTCTGCGTCATCGAAATTTTCAAGACACTCACGATAGAGGCTCTCGATAACCGTGGCAAAACTAGCCACACCGATATAATCGGCTACTTTCTCGACAACTTCACCCTTGTTATTCATAACAACTTCTACAATATTCTTTTCCATAATTCATCTGTTTAATGGTTCATAATTGTTCCCCACGATGGAGTGGGGAGTTTTAGCCACATATGGCAATGTCGCCATAATTTCTGTAGAAATGCTTGTATGCCTCAAGACCACTGGCAGATTTCAAGTCTGTGACCTCTAGCTTACCGGTATCCTTGCGTACCTCTGCAATAGAGTATGTATTGTCGTGCGTCCACTTGATGAGGTCCACACGCCTAACAGGATTCTCTACTGACTCAACGATTTTACACTTCAGTAAATCGTCATTCAGGATTTTCTCTAAATCACTCATAATTCTGTAATCTTTGGTTAATAGAAATCCCCACCCATGGGAGTGAGGATTGGTTTGGCTACTTCTTGATGTCGATTGAGAATTTAATACCCTCAGGCAACTTGCTGGGATCTAAGTTCCCAATAAAATTCTCGAACTGCTCTTTCGTAATCTGCTCCTTGTAATCGAGCCAGTTGAACTTCACGGTGTTGTTGTAATCGTAATAAATCACGTTATCGATAGAAAGGCCGTGGTCAAGAATGTAAAGCATCACGTCACGCTCATTGCGAGCTTTCTCGGTCTTCTTGTAGTACTCTTCAATTATAGACTGACGTTTCTTGCTGATTTCGTCAGCTTTTCTTTGCTGCAATATCTTATCAATATTTTCCTTCGTGTAGTACCCTTTCTTGAGTCTGGATTCCACAAGAGCTATTATGGATCCGGTCAGCTTAATTGTCGGTCTTTCGTTGCTGATAGTGTATGGATTCTCCCATGATTCCCCTGTCGGATTTTCCCATTCGTCTCCTTTGTAAAGGAGAAAGCTAATAAATTTGTCAGCTTCAGACTTCCATCTCTTAACGATGCCAAGTTTGAACAGCTTATAGACAAAATAGTCCTTGTCGTTCAGCTCGGCAGCAGGGAGCAGGGCATCGTACTCATCCTCGGTAATTCTGAGATTACGCATAGCAATCTCCTTACTTTTGGATACATAGTAAATACCATTATCCACAGTATAGAATGGCTGTCCCTTGTAGTTGCACATGTGAAGATTTACAAATGGTTTCAATTCCGGAAAGAATTTGCATATCTCGTCTGTAATGCAACCGCAGGTTTTGCGGTGCCATGAACCGAAGCAGAAAATATCTATCTGACCTGTAATAGAGAAAGTGCAGATGTTATTTCTGCACTCATCACCTAAAGAAGCAACAGCGACAATTTTGTGACGCTTTCCGTCTCTTACGAAAATCTTCGTAAATGTATTAACAATTTTCTTCATATTTCAATCTGTTTGGTTAATAGTTCCTACGTGTCTCCACGTAGGATTTTTGTCTTAACAGAGATACTTGTCTGTGTTCACTCCAAGGATATAGGCGAGCTCAAGCATCTTCTTTGCTATATTCTTGAACCAGTCTCCCACAAAATTGTGGTCATGGCATTTCCATAGCTTTCCAATCTGCTTGATTTCGTAGTCCTCATATGCAATATTTACGGTACTGCACAATCCCTGGAGCCAGTACGTGAGCAATTCAAGGCGTGATATCTTACGTTTGTCACCCTTTACTGCCTCCTTGTAGAACATCTCGAATGCAAACTCGATTTTCCTCTTGTCGCTCAAGACGCTGACATCTACGTCGTCGGAGTGGATGGAATCCAATATATATGAATACCAACGCATATTCTGCTCATTCATCTCGGCAGCTGTTCTGATAGCTGCAATTTCCTGTCTTTCGTTCATAATTCTACATTTTTATGGTTTAACATGGTTTCTGTGCAGATAGACTGCACAGAATGTTTGGCTAGAACTTGCGAGGGCGCATGCACGATTGCTCAATCTCCTGAGCCTTCTTGTCTGCACGTGCTACGCGTCTGAAATACTCGCTCTTGTCGAGGTTCTTGCGTCTGCACTCCTCGCTGATAACTGCCTTGTGACTCGCGACGAGCCTGGCAAGGAACTTTCTGTCTCCGTCTGTCATAATTCTGAATTTTATTGGTTAATAGCAGGCAGCACATTATCGTACTGCCCAGTTCTGGCTCAGAGATTGTACACCGGACTTTCTGAAGCACACAGAATCGTAGGACCGGTGAGGATGGAGAATGCACAAGGGTCGAAACTCTCGATTTTCTTCATGCTCTCTATTTTCTTCTGTATCTCAGCACGTATGGATGACAGATTAAGTCTACCGTCAATAGGCATAATAGAATCCATGCCAACCATTTCCACGATACTGAAATCATCCGTAAATCTCATGTTCACAAGGTCAAACTTATTAATCTTGTGATAGAATTGTACCCATTTGCTCATAATTCTACATTTTTGGTTTATAGGAGAGGGAGATAAAACTCCCTCAATTTTAAGCTAGGTACTTCTTGATGAACTCTTTAAGTTCGTTAAGCCGCTCGTCAATCTCCTCTTTGCTGCATACGCAGATGAAACGTGGGAAACAAGTATCCGTTATTTCTCCCATGTCATTCATGACACAGGCAAAACAACTTATATACCCTTCGCCGTTTTTATTGCTAACGCTAACATCAAGGCTCAGTCTTGATTGATTTTTCAATACTTCTCTCTGAATCTCCTGCAACTTAGGCAAAATCGTAGAGAGTATGTACTCTACATTCTCCTTGTATTCTTCATCTATCATAATTCTTAAATATTGGTGAATAGTATGCGTGACAATCGTCACGCACATTTAGCTCATGCACAATACCGCAATCTCAGAGAAACTCTTGGAGATAGTTTTCTTGCTACGATAATCTCTGTAGCCTCTGGTGTTATTATTGTGCCACTGGCGTGCAGCAATCTTGATCTTCTCCATCTCATGCATAAGCGCACGCTCAAAATTCTTCTGTGATTTCTTATCTAACATAATTCAATTTGTTTAATGGTTCTACATAGTATGCCCAGGAAAATGCCTGAGCACATTTTTGGCTACTCGTACTTGTTGAGCAGGAAAATCAGAATACAGCCGTCTCCGTTCATGAGCATCTGACATTTGTTCTCATCTGTAATGATGTTGGCGCAAATCTTTGCGAACATAGGAAACGGCTCATCCTCCATCTTGTCATGATATACTGCCAGGTATGTTCCCGGCAGCAGAGGACGAGAATCCTCAGGATCGCCGCCGAACTCATCGCACGCCTGTATAGGACATAGAACTCTCTGGATAGATGTGTGTGTACACATATCTTCCTCGCAGTCCATGCCCATCATGATATCAATTAACTCACACTTGCTTAATTCCTTTGTTATCGTCTTGTACATATTCTTAATATTTTGGTTAATAGAAGAGAGGAGCGGAAACTCCTCTCAGATTTGGCTACTTTCTGAGACCTACGAACATCGTAGTTCCCTCTGATGTGTGATAGCCGTTCAGCTCTGAAATCTCGTTAGCCTGAGCTAACACCGTTTTCCTCAGCATCACGTTCGCTCTGTGACAGTTCACGCTGTCAACGGATACGGCTACAAGTGCAAGACACACGAAAACAAACACTGCGATAAAAATTCTCTGTTTCATAATTCTGTAATTTAATTGGTTAATACTAGATACCGCCCGAATATCTCCAAGCGGTAATTTTGGCTACATTTCACAGATATCCTCTATCTGCTGCTGAATGGCATCTATCATTATGCAGATAATAAACAGACCGCACATTTCAAGAACCGCAGAATATAACACTGCTTGAAAATCTCCAAGCAGAAATCCTGCGATAGCAATAATGCCACACACGAAACTTGTAACTAATATGAGCGCAGCTGACAGCACGCCCTTGCTGATTCTCTTTTCCATAATTCTTTTGCTTAATTGGTTATATTATCGTACTGCCTAGATTTCTCCAAGCAGAATTTAGCTAAATGTTTCCAAGCACAATTTTCGTACTTTCTAGATTCCTCACACTCCAGGCAGGATGAAATTCTCCAAGCGGAGTGTGGATCGCCACAGCTCACGGAAATACCACTTACCCTTTTTCGTACTGCTCCAAATATACACAAGCAGAATTCCGTAAAGAATTCCAAGCACATTCAGGAGAATTATCGTACTTGCCAAGCAAATGAATATTGGCGATGCCTGAATAAATTCAAGCACAATTATCGTACTTGAATAAATAATTTGTCTTGCTTTCATAATTCTAATTTTATTGGTAATTGTTCCGTAGCCACACACGACAATTATCGTACTGGCTACAGATTTTTAGGCGAGAAACAGAGCTAGAGTATTATTGCGCCACGATATAAACTCCACACGATTGTATATGGTCTGTCTGTCTGCAATAATTCTCTCCATCATTCTCTGTCCTCTGCAATCGAAATTCTGTATCATAATTCTGAATTTGTTGGTTTGTAATTGTAGAGCGGAGATTTCTCCCCGCCCCGTTAGCCAGGACGTGCATCTTTGCACCACGTTTTATCTTTATCGTCTTAACTACGTGGCTCACACCCTACAGATTTTATGCTTCTGCCAGCAGCTTGTTTATTTCTGAGGAGATAAATCTCGCACGGATGACAAGCAACCGATTTCAGAAAGTGCGTTTTATATTCGCTAGCCCACACTTTAAAAACTATGAGCGAATATGATGTGCAGGAAAATCCCTGCAACGGAAACCACTCCACGTGCCATCCAACACGTAGCTTTTCAGGATATCTCGTATCCCTTAACCCGCAGCCAACGGGATAGAATATGAATTATGATTTCTTTATCCCTGGGACGAAGGATATTATCCCATCGTTATAGGTAACACGACCTATCCCAGTGACTAGTGTTCTCCACTAGCTATCGTCCGCTCTGATAGAAGAAATATTCCTATCTCGCTGCACAGCTACGATTTCTTACCTGTACACGTGCCTCATCTCATTCGGTATCGTGGTGGCTCTGTGCTCTCTCGCTACCCTCGACGGGATTTCTCGCCCGCCTTTCTGTATCACTACAGATTCGTTTGCCGGATAGCTCTCTGAAATTTTGATAATAAATCCCCTGAGGGAGAATAAATTCTCTCTCTGGAATAATTACCAAAATCTCTGTTTTGTTCCCTTATGCAGCACCGACCTGCAAATGTACGCCTAAACGTGATAGGAAAAATAAGGGTACGACGACCCGCTCCAAGTTGAAAAACCTGGAGTAAAATTTCCCCACTGGCTAACTCCTAGCTAGTCAGCGTGGGAAATGTAGTGTGCCTATTATAGGCTGGCTATCTCTAAACTAGATAGCCCGTACCTATTGCAAAGGTCTGCAAAGTATTTTCCTTTTGCCGTTTTCAATTCTTGCAAACGTTCCTTTGCGGTGTACTCTTTAGAAAGATGGTATCTATATATAGCACTTTCTATTTTCTGTAATATAGCTTTTTCCATAACTTAAAGTGTGTTATTAGGTAGCTAGAATAAACTAGCTACCTATTTTGTGATACTTACTTTTGCGCTGCTGCAAGTTTGGCTTGCAATTCTGCTATCTGTTTTTGCAGGTCTGTTATACTCTCACTCTTTTTCTTTGCTACCTTTGCACCACTTACAAAGGCTTGATGCAAAGAGCACAACTTACTACCTAAACGCTGCAAACTATCGATAATAGTAGTTTGTTTGTCTTTGCCGTTGTTATCAAACCACGCAAAGAAATTAGGTAGTTTATGTTTGCGAGAAAACTCGCTAACAGCAGAACGAACGCACTCTGTTTGCAAATTGCAATAACTTTCATCAGATAGCACGTAATTTGTTGCTAGCTTGTTGTACTTCGCACGTGCTTTCTCTAGTTCTTTCTTTGCGCTTACTACTTCGCTATCTTTGCACTCGCTTAATAGCTTTTTGCGGTAACTATTAAGAACTTCTAAACTTTGTGCTAATACTGCACTACTTTTGCACTCGGTTACATAACTAGCAACCTTTGTACTTACGTGCTCGTAACCTTGAGCACCTTTTACGGATAATTCTTTCATATACCTAAATTGTTTAAATGTTACTTATAAGATAGTGTCCTATCTTTTTCTTTTTGTACTACAAAGGTACGAAAATTTATTGATAAAAGCAAATTTTTTACGTTAAAAATCAACCTTTAAAGACGTTATAACATATTGATATATAGATAGTTACGGGTTTTGACACTTTGTGGCAAAGTATTAATATATTACGTTTTACTTCTATATATCTAACTATATAAACACTAAATGTTAATATTTTAACATTTAACCAGTACGTTATTATGTAACATTTTTTCTGTCAAGTATATTGTAATAAGTTTTGATGTTTCACGGATTAGCAATAATGCATAATTATGCAAGAAAATGAATATAAACAAAATTATAAAATGTTGGTTATTAAGGGGTTACATAAATTTTTTATAAATATAAACCGACTATTTAGAATAATTACAAAAATATTGTTTCACGATGGTTTACACTATATAAACCGACACAAAATGTAATAATTTCAGAAGAAACACCCCCACACCCCCTTTGCAGCTATAAACCAGCGCGGTAGTCACCTCATCTAAAAATTTTTTCTTCCGATTTTTCAGCCTTTTTGTAAAGTTTAATTACTTCCTACCATAAAGGATAATTATGCATATTCATTCATCCGTTATTTATTAACATTTGATAGCATAAACTCTTACTTTGCAGACCAAACCATAAATGTATACCTATCCTTCATTTAATGTATACCTAAAATGTATATTTATACCCTTTATTTACTAGGGTTTTACCGGATATTCAGGATATTATCTGTATTTTTGTATTGTCGATATTTTATAGACGACATGTTATAAGGACGACCTGACACGTGTTATCCTTCAGAAAGCCCCTATTTATCGGGGTTTATCCTACACAATAACGGAAAATTAATATTATTATTGTACATAAATGGAAAATGGTATTGCTATAGACACATTGCACGCTCAGTTGCTAGACCTTTTGAGGCATGACGAGTACGGCTTCGAAGCGCTCCGTTGCCAGGACTGGGGTAAGGCAAACTCTGATAAGTACAACAAGCTGAAGTCTACTTTCATCAGGTCAATGAGACGTCTGGCGAAGAAGGCTCCGGTGAAGTACTACAACGGTGCTTACTACATGTTCAACGGCAAGATATACGAAGCTGTTCCGAAGATAGTTTTGGAACAGGCTTACCAGCTTCTGCTCCTCGACCTGGCCATGGCTCCGATGCTCGGCATCAGTACGGTGATGAACAAGTCATTCATGGAGGTGATAGAGTGCTACAACATACTGAGACCTACCTTCGACATCGTTGCATTCGCAAACGGAGTTGTTGACTTCGGCAGCGGTCTGAAGTATCCGAACGTGATGCCGTTCTCTCCCGAGTACCATGTCACATACTACCACCCATACGACTACAATCCGAAGGCGAAGTGCGACAGGTGGATGAACTTCATCAAGGAGGTCCTCCCAGACAGGACGTCGAGGATGATCCTCCAGATGTTCCTCGGTCTCGGTCTCATACAGAGAGGTACTGCATACAATCCGTACGAGGGGAAGGAGTCATCGAAGATTGAACTCTGCCTTCTCCTTATAGGTACGGGAGCCAACGGAAAGAGCGTCATCTTCGACGTTGCCTGCAACATATTCGGCAAGGACAGGATAAGCAAGATGGACTACGCTGACCTCACTGCCGACGGCGACGAGGGAATGAGGGGAAGGTATCCTATCAGGAACGCCATCTTCAACTGGTCTTCCGATTCCGACCCGAAGAAGTTCGGAAGGAAGAACACCGGTATGTTCAAGAGACTCGTGAGCGGTGAGCCCGTCCCGATGAGAAAGCTCGGCAGGGATATCCTGGAGGGAAACTCAATCCCCTACCTCATCTTCAACCTCAATGAGCTTCCGTTCCCAGACGATGCGTCGCTCGGATTCATCAGACGTTTGCAGTACGTGAGCTTCGACGTGACCATTCCAAAGGAGAGGCAGGACCCGGAGCTGGCGAGCAAGATCATCCGTGAAGAGCTGAGCGGAGTATTTAACTGGATATTCCGCGGCGCGATGGAGCTGAGGAGCAGGAAGTACAGGTTCCCGGCAGCTGAGGGAAGCAGGAGGCAGCTGCTTATCTCCCTTCTTGGAAGCAATCCTATCTATGCCTGGATAAGGGCGTATGATATGAGGTGTAGCCAAGAAGCGAGGGGTGAGATTTCGGAGTGCATGCTTGCCAAGGAGATGTACGAGAGATTCGTCGAGTTCTGCAAGGCCAACGATGTCGAGGAGAAGGATATCCCTACGATTCAGAAGTTCGGGCGTGATATGAGCGACAAGTACGGCTTCTTCAAGAAGAGGTCACAGGGCGGAATGACGTATCAGGTGTACGGCGCGCAGATGATTGACCTGAAGCAGGAGCTACTCATCAATGACGTGAAGAATAAATTGCGTGGTGAGGAGGACATCAAGCAGCCTGAGAGCTTCATTCAGCCTGATGATTAACGGTTATAAAACAGATTTCTATGATAGACAAGGAATATATCAAGGAGATTATATCCCGTATCACGAAGAAGAAGGCTGATGGGAATATTGTTCCGGCCACCGCTTCGATGCAGGAGATTATGATTGCTGTCCGCGATGATGCCATGGAGTGCATGAGGACCATGTGTAACGAGAGGGAGATTGCGGTGAACAGAACGTTGAACAGTGTTTCATTCAAGTGCCTATGAGAAGACATCACAATCCGAACAAAGTGCCGCCGTTCAAGCCAGACCCGGAGCATTGGACTAGAAAGGTTCATTCATGGAAGGCGAAGGTCGCATACGAGACTGAGGATGATGCTTGGGAGTTTCTGAATCAGATTCCGAGGTTGAAGGCACTCGGCTGGCATCCTTACTTATGTAAGGTTTGCTCAAAGTGGCATATTGGTAGGTTACATAATAAATAGTTGAGATATGGAAATTAGAGTTAACGTTTTAGGAAAGGTCGCATACATACAAGGAGAAAGTAGGGATAATAAGGCGAAAGCCGAACTATACCCATCAGGAGAGGGTGTGTATGCTGTAATGGATGGAGACGATTTCGTGTGTCTAAGAGTTGTGTCTTCCAAGATTCATGATGACACAAAAGGCGATTATTATGCATGTGTAGAAGAAAACTGGACGCATGCAAAAATCGCAAACTCTATAAACGTTATAGAGCACGAAGAAAGATTGAAGAATTATATAGACAAGCGTTTCGACGAGTTACAATCATCAATCGAGAATGCAAAGAGTAGTGCAGATAGCATAGATGATGCAGTATGCTCTATAAAGAGTTCTATTGAGAAGATAGAGAAAGATGGTGTTGGTAGTGGAAAAGGTATCAGCGAGAAGACATTATTGTCTGCTATCGAGATTGTGTCAAAACAGAAATAGTTGAGAATATGAAGAAAAAAGGATATTACGAATACGACCCTGTTATCTATCCAAGAATGTTATGTGTCGCTATTGGCATGAACCAAGAAGACGCTAATAAGTGTTTTGAAGGTAGAAATGGCGAGGTTTTGAAAGTTGATTTTTCTAATTATGACGCAATAACCTACGATATCGTTAGAGAAAAGGCGGATAAGAAGCTTTGTTCATTTATTAATTTTGCAAGCAAGGATTCTATGAAGATGGGGGTTTGTTGCCATGAAGCTTCTCATGCTTGCGATAACATCGAGGATGATATTGGTATGGAACACGGCGGCGAACCTTCTGCCTACTTGATTGGTTGGATTGCGTCTTGCATCAACAAGGCTCGTTTGGGTATTGGAGATTTCGTAGAATTAAAAGATAAGGAGGAATAGCTTATGATTAAGAAAGAAGATATTAAGGTTGGATTGAAGTTTTTACTTCCATGCGAGAGTATAGAACGCACCAGAGGAGGATTTCGCTATTATGTCAATACAAGGAAAGGATGCTGCATGTCACTGATTGAACCTACAGATGTTTTTTATGTAAAGTCTGTTAAAAATGGCTGTGTTTATTGTGGCGTTCGCGACATTACTAATGTATGCGTAGATTTAGATATTTTGCAGAAGAATGGTATCTATCCTGAATATGCAAAAAATCTGATGGATGAATGGAAAGATTCTATCGGCGTTGATAATCTTAATCGGAGCGAGTTGCCGTTTAATAGTATTGGTATGGGAGAACAAAGCAAAAATACCGATGCTGACCGCTTCAAGGATATCACCGACAAGATGAGCGATACCTACAAGCGCAAGAATCACGATTATGGGAATGCTTTTTCCGAAATGTATGATGAGCTTGGTATCAACTACGGCTACGGAAAGATACGAGAGAAGGTGAATCGCATCAAGACGCTGAAGGACAATGAGGCGCAAGTTGCTAATGAACCATTGGAAGATGCTCTTCTTGACTGCGCTAACTATTGTATCTTGACATTGATGGAATATCAAAAACGTAAGGAACATGGAACAGACTGATTACACTTGCAAGGATTGCTTCTTCTTCAAGAATGGAGCTTGTAACCACCCTAATGAGATTAGGTTTACTTCTGAGGAGAATCCATCTTGCACAGATTTCGAGTATAAGGAAATAAAAGTTGAACTTTAAAATATTGTTATCATGGCATTACCATTTGGAAAGACTATCAAGACAAGACACTTCACCGTGCTGAAGTTCAGTAAGAGCTTGTCTAAGAAAGAAGTTGCTTCACTCAGAGAGGATATCCCTGCTGATATCAAGAAGCATTTACAGAGAGGCTCGCTGCCTTTCATCAAGATTGCTGACATTGCCGGTACATGGGGTATTGAATACTCTATCGGTACATCAATGTACGCTGCGCTCGATGAATGTGTTCCTATGGCTGTAGGAGACCATTATGAGTTCTCCAAGGATAATGGAAACATCATCGAGGCATTTGCCCAGCTTATGTATGCGGATACATCGTTGCCTGGCGATGCAGAATACACGGCAGGTAAGTTGAAACTCCGTGACGAATACATTGCTCGTGAGGCTGCAAGAAGAAACGCTGCTGCCGACGATGGTAAGACTGAAGAGCAGCTTCGCAAGGAGAGCGATGAGGCCGTACAGGAAGTCATCGACCGCGATAAGCACGCCGAGACTCTTCTTGAGATGGCAGAACAGATTAAAAAGGAAGGAGGCAAGGATGAGCGATAAATTGCTTGAGGTCGTTCAAGACCACACTTCCTTAGTACAGGCGCTCCAGTTCATTTTGGAGGCCGCAGAGACTAAGAAACTGCCTCCATACGGTGTTCTTCCTGTATTCAATGACGACCTTCTTAATGATAGGCTTAAGGGTATACTTGAGTTGGTTACCGGAGAGAAGTATCCTTAATTGACTTCAAAGTTTTCTTCTACTTATATATTTGTTTTAAAAAGCGAGGGGCAGTATCTGTGAAGACACTGCCCCTCTTAGTTAACCAAAATAATTTGAATTATGCTCAGCAGAAAGAATCTGTGAACATTAATTATTTGCAAAGGTACTTGGTTTTGCTGAATTTCTAGTAAAACAAAGTTACTTTAACACGAATTTAACTATTTCTTCTTCTTTTGGAAAGTCGCCTGACCATTTTTAAAGATAATGCAGTCCTCGCAGCATCGAGGCATTGATAGAGGAATATAGTAGTGGACCACATTATTTTCTGTATCAATTTCGTCCTGCTTAATCTTAGAGTAGTCGGCTATCATGGCAGTCGTCTTTTGCCACTCTGGAGAGCCAAACTTCTGCTTGCGCTGAGCGATAACGAGGTTTCTCAGAATCTCTTCCTTCGAGGTAGCCTTAATAAGTTCCTCCTGGGTGAGCTCATCGGCGTTCTCGTTCTTCGCTTTCTTGCCCTGTACCTCTGCGATTCTCTTCTGAACGGACTCCTTGGCTTCTAGCTTATTCATCTCGTTTTCGAGGAAAGATTTCTCCCACACACCTATTCCTTCTCCTTGGAATGCGATGGCCCAGCTGTCACGAACAGACATACCTGAACCACGGAGGCTGGCGTAGATGTAATAGCGAGGGTCTTTCATCTTGAGAGCCTTCGCCTTCTTGTACGTATCGACGGATAACGTGTATCCTTTTGTTTCTTCAATCATAATCTTATTTCTTTTTATTATCCTTGAATGCAAATACTGTGTAGCAACAACACGAAACGTGAAATGGCGGATATGGGTCTTTGAAAGAATGGAGGCCGGCATCGGCTTCGCTTTGACAGATATCACAAGGATAACTGCTTCCTCTCTTGACATAGAATCCGATAGCCTTATTCTCCTGTCCATACTCCTGCTCTGCCTGTCCCCACGCCAAAGCAATCACTTGAGAAGCATTTCTTACGATATTCTGATAGGCGTTCTTGTAGTAGCCCTTTCCGTAAGAAGGAACATCGATATTAATGTCCTTTCTCTTCGCCTTGGTGATGACTGATGTGTGATATGGGTCTTTATAGCCTGTGCGGATGGAAGACAGGAGCTGCTGGTCTGAATATCCCATCAAGGTTCCTGCCTTGATCATCCTTACAATATCTTCAGCAAAGTTTCCGAGATAGACGGCGTTTCTTTCGGATGTCGTCTTTCCGTAGATGTCGCTGACGAGAAACGATTCTATGTTCTCGTTGTCAATCCCGAGAATCTTGCATGAAACCTTGGAGTAAGCAGAGATGTAACTGTTGATACTCTCCTCTGCATCAGCAGTAACGTTCTTGGCGTAAGAGAGCAGGGCTGACTCGTTTGTGAGCCTGCCCGCACCTCTGTATCGCTTACTTGCGGCAATTATTTTCTGTGTCGATTTCCAGAGAATATCTGCAACATGGTCCTCGCAGTTTCGGATTGCCTGCAAGCGCTTCCTGCTGTAATCGACAGAACGTTTTAATTCATCCATAGGCTATTAATGGGTTTGGTTGTAGTGTTGCCAGTTGTTCTCATTCGGGGCGTTCCGATTCTCGTCCCATTTGGTTCCTGACTTATTTGGGCGTCCAGCTCCGCGACCCGTACGTACGTTTCCACTACCTCCATTCTGAATATTCGCAGTAGCTTTCTGCTCCTCGATTGCATTTTGAGTTTCGTTATCCGCACGCTGAATATCCATGAGGAGGTCCTGCTGATCCTCTTTCTTCTTCTCGCGCATGATACGGTCGTATTCATCGTTAACTGGGAAGTCTGGACAACGCTCAGATGCAGTCTGCTTTGAGAGGAAGTTGTTCTGAACAGCTGTCGCTAAGTTTGTTATTATTTCAGATTTATTCTGATGCACATAGATTTCCACCCAAGCGTGAATAGGAAGACCGGTCATAGTGGCCATGCAGTTTTCTTCAACTCCGATACCATACTTTGAGATACGAACAAGTTGATCCAGGAACGGATGCATCTTCTTGGCATCGTTCTCAGCAACCTCGATAGCAGGAGAATAGAGCAGCTTGATGGCAACGCCCGGAAGGTCACCCGACTTCAGCTCCGGTGGCTTTACTGTGAACGAAAGCTCATAGATGAGGTCATACGACTTGTTGAGCTGTGTCGCAAATGCATCGGAAGCGTCTGTTCCGTTAATGAAGTCAGCATCACCATTCGTATCGGTAATCTGAATCATCTTAGCCGATCCGTCTGTATCTCCAACAACGGTAATGTCGTCACCATCGCCCTTCAACTTCATTATAGGGAAGGCGTAAGCCTTGTTGTTCTCGCAGAGATAAGAGAAAGCTTCCTCGTAGTCCTCGATGTTCTTCTGCACAACAGACCAGCATGGGCCGTCATCGTTTCTTACGTATGCAACAGGGATAAATGGGAAGCCGTGAGCTTTCTCTTCAACGCAAGTGTAGTCGTCGATTCCGAATATCTTGGCAATTCTCTTGATAGTCTCCTTGACCTTGCCTTCGTTAACTTGCTTCTTGAAGCGGTAGAATGTCTTGTCATCCCACACCTCTACCCATTCAATCTTTTCATTGCCTTCCTCATCGAAGTCGTAATACTTGCGAGCAAACACAACGAGTTCACCAGTAAGAGGGTCGAACTGAGGATACAATGTGTCTCCTCTATCGAAAGCCAATGTGCGAGTACCGAATTTCTTGTTTTTATCGAAGAATCCGACTACAGCAGCCTCAGCAACCTTCATGTACGAACTTACAGCCTCATAGTGGCGAATCTCCATATCGTGCATATACCATCCCTTCTTAAACTTGGCAAGAAGATTAATATACTCTTCCTGTTTCTTCATCTCAGGATCACCGGCAAGCTCAAACTGAATATCGTTACCTGTCATGTGGAGAACGTGCTTCGTATGAATAACTTGCTGGAAAGCAAATGCCGTTCTTTGAATCTCCTGGACATACCATTTCCCGTCTTCCGGGTTCTTTCTCCAGATGTCAGGGTAGAGATCCTTGTCGAAGATTTTGTGGGACGTAGGATAGAACTCACGAAGGAAGTCCTTCTGAGTCTTAATCACTCTGTACAATGTATCTTGCGGCATCTGAGGGTCTTCATTATCGGACACCTCGTTCCTGCAATAGCCATCGTGGGTCATGTACCCCTTTGGCGTGAGTTCAAAGAAAGGCTTCTTTACGAGAATCTTTCTGAAATTTGTTACCTTGATAGCATCCATAATCCTTTTACCTTTTTATTTTTCTTTTTTGTTAAACTGAATATCATTACGTAGAACCAAGATTCAAAGAAGTCAGGCGAGTGCCCGACATATTTCTTGGCAATCTTCTTAGGTAATAGCTTGAATCCCCTATCATCGCTATTCTCGTCACGTCTGAGCATCTTACGCTCCTTCTGAAGAATCTGTCTGAGAGGAACCTTGTCAAATCCGTTTCCTGAATACTTTCTTTCAAGCAGGGCCGAGTCGATGGAAATCTGCTTCTCTTTTATCATCTTATAGAATAACCATGCGCACTGAGACTTCAAATCCTTATATAGGTATTTGATTCCTTCTTCTTCCTGATGATTCCTAGCGATAGGTGCTGCCTGGTTGTTGAATGGGACGGCATCCTTGAAGAATCCCTTAAAGTACTGACCGATACCCTGCATATCGTAAGTGAAGTTACATTCCTCGACACCCCACTCTCTCAGCTTGGCCTCAACTACCGAAACGAGTGTCTTAGGGTCCAGCCTCAGAACAACCAAGTCTTTACAATGCCATCCTTCCCAAAGCCACATTACGAAGTTATCGCCTCCGGTGAATGCGATATCGGCAGAAGCTCTGCGTTTTCCATCTCCTATCTGTTCTGCATTGTCGTAGATTTCATCAAGGTCTTCCATCTTGATCATGTCATCACCGGCAGCTTTCCAGTTCCAGTTAGCTTCCAGGTCTCGCATGCGCTGTTCCTCGTCCTGTTGGGCAAGGTTGGCGAGATATGAGGCATCGGTAGAGATAAGCTTAATGTTCTCTGATACGTCAGCGCGAACGAATGTTGCCGACTTGATGAACATTTCGAGCTTCGTGTATCCAAGTTCCTCGTAGCTGTCCTTCCAGAGGCTATCGATGATGCCCTTGCACTGTTCGTATACCTCTTCTCTTGTGTTACCCCAGTAGATAGAGTCCGGTGTATCACCATCCATGAAGCAGTAGCGGATAACTCCATCTCGCTCCGGTATTATGTATCCATTCTCGTCAACCCACCAGTCGATGAACTTTCGCACCCATGATTCCGGGTCAGGGTTACAGGTAATCCAGAATCGGTTTCGTATGTGAGCTGCGTTTCGGTTGTTGGTCAATAGGTACTTGAACTTCTTGTATGGACACTGAGTACCCTCATCGATGCAGACATAGGCATACTGGCGCCCCTGGAATCGTGTCTTGAAATCCTGATAGGCTCCTGCGTAGTACGAGAATTTGAGCCATCCTCCGTTGTCGAAGTTCCAGGTCATATCGTTCTGTGACTTATTGTAAGTTCCAAATTGGGAGAACAATTTGTAAGAGTCTGTCACCAAGGACTGCAAGTCGTCTTTTTCGTTACGAAGAATTGTTGCATGAAAATCTGGATTTTTGATATCCTTCAGAACTTCCATAAGGGAAGAGAAGGACTTGGAGTTGTGAGTGACGATAAAGTCCTCGACAACGAATAGTGAGTCCGGATTCTCAACGGCGATGCAACAGCAGTTTCGCTTGCCGACCGGTTTACAGCTGACAATCCTCCTCTCTAATTCCTTCTTTCTGTAATCGAATCGAACCTCCCATTTCTTGTTTGACTTCCTTTTTACGTAGCAAACAGAACCGAGACTATCAACCAGATACTTGAAATCGAATGCTTTCTTTCTTGTCTTGAAAGTCTTCTTCCAGTATTTTCCGGAAAATCTACCCGATGTTTCGATGATACGTCTTAAAGACTCAGTTCTCTCAGCGACAGAGGCTAGGCCGAACTTTTCATCAAGCTCTACAGGTTTTACGCAGGGAATAGTGATGTCGTAGCCTTCGTTGATGTAACTAGCTATCTCACAGGCAAGATGTGGTATAAATCTCCTGTCGCCATCGATAGATACATTCCAGATATGGTCATCCGAGCATACTACACTCGATCCGTCAGATAGTTCAATTTCGTAGCAATCTCTATCAGGATAATCGATTCGACCTAATACTCTATGTCCCTTACCGTCATGTCCTATTACGGTGTCGCCATATTTAAGATGCTTGATTTTAATAAATCCTCTAGTAGTTAACACTCTCGTGTCTTCGTCCAGAGGTCCACCTCGCGAGCCGCCAACTATCTTAATATCAGCATCAATAGACAGCATGCGCTCCTGACCGCCACGCTGAGCTATGATCTTCAGCTTGTCGGGATGCTTCTTATCGGCGTCTCTTAATGATTGGATATACTCTTGAGTATAAATAGGCTCTCCGTTATCCAATTTTAATCCTGAAAATACTTCCTTTTGCATAAATATACATTTAATACTGCAAAAATATACAATTTTTCTTGGATAATTGCATATTTATTCATATATTTGCAAAATAAAAGGTATATTTATACGTTTTCGAGGTGGAGGGACCACTTTCGGGATAACATTTTAATCAAAAAAACAACATGACAAGAGAGGAACTCTTAGCATTAGTGAACAAGGAGGTTGATACCACCAAGTTCAAAGAACTTAGCCAAAAGACCATCGATGAGGAACTTGATGATGTTTTGGAAGATTTCGGTGATGACGAGGAAGCAAATTCCAAGTTGGTTACCAAGTTAGCAAACCGTCTGAAGCGTATCAACGGCAACTTGCACAAGAATATCTCTGACGAGGTAAAGAAGAGCAAGGAGGAGGCTGAACGCAAGAAGAAGGAAGAGGAAGAGGAGCGCAAGCGTAAGGAGGCCGCCAAGAATGGCGATCCTGACGACAAATACAACGAGCTTCTCAAAGAAATCAAAGCCCTCAAGGAAGCTAACGCAGAAAGAGACAAGAAGGCTGCAAGGAAGGCAACCATCGAGTCTGTAAAGGCAGGTTTGAAGGATAAGTTCGACAAGGCAAACCTTGAAATGAAGAACTACTTCCTCAATGCTGCAATCGCAAAGCTGGAGATTCCGGACGAAGATGTCGACATCGACGACCTGGTTTCTAAGGCTGAGAAAATCTACACCGCAGAGTACAAGGAGGCTACCGGTGAAAACGGTATTCCTGCAAAAGGCAGTCGCACGTCTAGCGGAGGCACGTCCACAGATGATGACAAGTTTATGGAAGAAGTGGCCGAGCGTCGAAAGAAGAGATTCGGCGGTGGAGACAAGAAGTAATTTCAGGATAACAATTTTAAAAAGGTAAAAAGATTATGGACAACACTTCTATTTCCTACATGGAACAGATGGGTACTCGTGGCATGCTGAACCACGGTGCGACCATCATTCAGACAGAAGGTAAGGTCGGCGGAACCCGATATGTGTTTGCCGGTCTTGAGGCGCTCATTAAGAATGCCTTCGTTCACCCACCTATTGGTGGTAAGCTCGTCAATCCGTTCAAGGGTCAGGCTAAGATTTATGCCGGTGACTTGATTGAGCACGACCTTGGTTTTACAGCTGGCAACGAGGGTCCTGGTGCAACATTCAAGATTCTGAAGGCTTACGGTGTAGCAAAGGCTACAACCGCTGAGACCGATACAGAAATCTACATCGTTCGCAACGGATTCGTTCACATTCCATTCCCAGGCGACAACATCATGATCGGCCAGAAGGACTTCAAGACTAAGGCAAAGGGTGTGACTGTTTCTGCTGTTGAGGCGACAACCGATGCCACAGCAGGTGATGTTTGGAAACTTACACTATCTGCTGCTCTCGGCGCATTGAAGGTCGGTGACGTACTGGTTGAGGCTGCTGGCGCAGGTGCTTCGGTATTGCCGATGGTGACTAACCCTAACTGCTTCGCTCCGAGCGACAACGATTTTCCTTATTTCAATGCCGGCGGAGACAAGTATCATCAGCCTCGCAACAACAACAACTTCTGTATGTTGAATCCAGACTGCGTTATGTGGCTTGACCGTATGGGTCCTGTTCCTCCTGCTGTCAAGGCGATGAACAAGTCACTCTACCCAGAGTTCTGGCACATTTAACCTATTGTCTAACGTAAAAAGATTGATTCAGGATTATGGCAAAAATTGATATTGGTGTCGAGCAGCTTGCGAAGTTCTTCACTGGTAAGGGTAACAATACTTACCTTCAGAAGTTCGTCAATCGTGACGGCGTATTGCGCTGTAACAACGGCTGGTATCTGACACAGGGTGACATTGATCCAAACCTCACCCCTACATCTAATAATGGCGACGCAACCTTCAAGGTTCGTCTTCGCACTTTGAACCCTGCAACCTTGATGAACCTCCGTGCTCCTCTCGGCGAGGGCTATCAGAACGACCACGAGGGTATTGAGTGGTATACCGCTTCAATCCCAGACTTCGCTGCTGACGGCTTCCGTGAGACTGCGACAGAGCGTTATCACAAGATGAAGCTTCTCCAGGATGAGTTCGGCAACGATGCAGACCTGGTTGATGCTTATCTCGACAAGGTTCAGGTATTGTATGACTCTCTTGACATGACCATGACCTACATGTCAGCACAGTTGAGTTCTAAGGGTGTTATCGACTACGACAAGATCGGTCGCGGTATCCAGGAGCCTCTGTATGACGCAAAGGTTCCAGTTGAGAACTTCAAGAAGGCAGGTAAGCTTGCTTGGAACGACGCGGACTGCGACTTGCTCGAACAGATGCGTAAGTTTGAGGAGGATTGGCGCAACAGTCATATTGAGTACCGCAATGTACCTCTCGTATGGCAGATGACCAAGAACGACTACAACAACGTATTCTTGAAGAACAAGCAGATTGCCGAGCTGTACAAGAGCTGGGCGAACGCTAACTTTGTGGCAGTATTGCAGAACTACGGTCCGAACAACGCAATGTTCCTGAAGTCTGTTGTTGACCTCAATGGCCTTTCTCCTATCGAGATTGTCGATGAGGTTGAGCACAACAAGCGCTTCGACGGAACAGTTACCGAGATTCGTGGTTGGGCAGACGGAACAGTCGTTCTTCGCCCTGCTGGTAAGCCATTGCGTTTTATGCGCAAGGAGATTCTCGACAAGCGAATCTTCGATACTCTCGGCAATAAGCTCGTGGATGTAGCTTGGGCACAGACAAACAACGGTCTCGGTCTGCTCCGTAACATGGTTACCGCAAACGGTATGTTCCAGGAGTTCAAGACAGACTTGTTCCTCGCTTCTGTTCCTGCTATGCTCGATGCTCCTTACCGTTGGATTATCGACATCACCCAGAAGGGTTAATTCTTTAACGTAACTAGATTGTATGACTATGGATTCGGAGATGAACATTTACACTGTGAACGACTACCTTATTAATAAGGTGAAGTTCGAGATGCCGATAAAGGCTCTGTTGGGCATCATGCACGACAGGGAGCTTGAAAACGGCATCGACCTCGAAGCCTGCGACAAGGACAAGGTGAGACTTGCCTATGCCGACATGCTGAAATGGTTTGTTCTTGGTCCGAGCAAGGTGAACAATACCTCCGATTCCGATAACGGATGGACTCATTCGGGAGGTGGCTATGATATGTCGGACAACGACAGGAGCGAGATGAAGGCAGAGGCTAACGCTATCTATGCGGAGCTGGAGCCTGATTCGATGCTCAAGAAGAAGTCCACCTTCCGGGTGACCTCCCACGGAGTAAAGAGGGCGAATTATTCTCCTTGGGGAGAACCTCTCCCTCACATCATCAAATAAGGCGTATGGAAAAGGAAAACATCAGAAACCCAAGATACCCTCACATCATCAAGATCGTGAGGAAGGTCGTCGGAAAAGCCGACCCTGATGACCCGTTTGCCGATGATGATGCTCCAGTTGGTGAGGACAAGGAAATCATTCTCTACTATGGCGAAGGCCGCAGCTACACCGATACCACTACAGAGGGAGACAAGAACGTCGACCAGAACAAGAGGAAGGCATCGATTCCTGTCAGATATGACGAATGGGATGCTGAAAGATGTCCTCTTGACGGCGACATCATCTACTCCACTGTCGGCAACAACACCGAGGTAGGTATGGTTAAGGACTGCGAACCGGATAATAACAGGACTGTTGTATATTGGAATTTGACAAGGGTTTAGATTATGACAAGTTTATCAGGTCAGTTTTTACAGGTCGAGAAGAAAATCCGTCAGATGGCTGTAGCAAAGATGCAGCAGAAGATGGACCATGCGGCTGAAATGACAATGAAGGCTGCTGACAAGTCTCGAAACTATGATGACGTAACCGGTAACTTGTACAAGTCAACAGCCATCGGTACATATTACAACGGCTCATTGCAGTCGATTCATTACGCACCTGGCCCAGAGCCAACCCGAGTAACCCTTGCTGCTGGAGAGAGATACAACCTCGATAAGTATTATCGCAGTTCGTTCTCCTTCAAGGACAGCGGAAGGAGACCTTACAAGGGTGAATACGGAGAAGGTGGTGAATATGGTCCAAACGCGGCGTGGGATGAACTTGTTTCCAGGGAGCACAACAAAGGAAAGTACGATGCCACATGGCAGATGCTCCTTGTTGCCGGTGTGGATTACGCTAAGTTTGTCGAGGTTAAGAGAGGTCACGACGTGATTACCTCTCTTAGAGAATATTTGGTTAGATACTTTAGAACGATGTAAGATATGGTTAGTATTAAGACTCTATATTTCGATGTCGGTAATGCAATGAAGGGAATTTGCGACAAGCTCTACTCCCGGAGCCGGCCAAAGGCAGTTGATACGAAAATCAACAGCTATATCGTGGTATACTTCCCATCTAGTATCTATAACAATGAGATGAACTCAAGTGGAGTTTACAACGATTTCACCACTACAGCTCAAATCGAATTGTATGTGCGCGATAAAGCTTCTGCAAGAAATCCAAACACATTTGATGTTTCTAGCGTTGACGAGAAAATCCAGGAGATTATGGACAGATTTCCAATCTCTACAAAAAATCTCATTGTTTCAAATCCTCGTATAACACTACAAACAGACGATGGCGCCGGTTTTTCCGTGACGATCATACAGGGAAGGTTACGTACGAAATAAGTATTCAGGTATAACAATTTAAAATATTTTAGATTATGGCTATGACAACTATTGACAAGATGAAGGACATTTTCAATGGTCCTAAAACTCTGCTCTACTCAAAGGCTATTACCGATTTGAGCAAGGCTACAGTTGACATCACCCCAGAGGTTGAGCTTCCGGTTGCCGTTGACTCGCTGAAGGCGACTATGGATGACCCAACCATCAACCACTACAAGGTTATCGGTCTTGCAGGCGACTGGGCAACCACAGCTGAGCTCGGCGACTTCAATGTAGAGTTCGTTGTTCCTTCAAAGACAAAGGACTTGCTGACAATTATGTTCGGCGAGGATGCTATCACAGAGCTGACCAAGGTTACTCTGAAGGGTACAGGTGACGCTACCCTCGACGCTACTACCGGCTTTACAGGTATCGCTGTTGAGCCTAAGAAGTTCAAGATCAAGGGTACTATCGTTATTGTTGACGACGAGAAGAAGAACCTCATGGTTATTACCAACATCGCTCTCTACGCTACATTGCAGTGGGACAACTCCGGTACTGAGCCAGTTGCGTTTAAGTTCTCAGGTTCTATCGAGGGTGCAGGTAAGCGCAGCATCGCTTGGCTTACTAAGGCTCCAGCTGCTGGTGAACCAGGCATTGGCGGTTAATCAAGTAAAGGCTTCTTTAGGTAATTAGATTCAGGATAACAAACCGTTGGGCGGCAGGCTAATCAACAGCCGTGCCGCCCTTCTTCATTTAATAGCATACAATCATGGCAGAAGAAAAGAAAATAGAGCAGCCTTCAGTGGACTTGCAGGAGTTGCTTGACAGCGTACTGCACGACGAGCCTACCGAGTTCGTGTTCCGTGGAAAGAAGCACAAGATCGGCTGGCTTCGCAAGGGAACCATGAGCAGGTGTTCCCACATCAGGGCAAAGGAGAAGAACGAATGGAAGCGCAACGTCAAGATTTGTGTCTGCATTCTCCTCAACAACATCTGGAAGATTCGATTCCTGTATTGGATCTACTGGCGCTGGCTCTACTACATCAATGATGTGGACGTGGCCGAGGTTCTGAGAGTTCTCGATGTTTCTAAAAAAAAAATTCCATCGAACGCATTCTCACTGGCTACCATATTAGCGACCGGGATGACGGACGTGATGATGACGATGACGAGGAGCGAAGCAAAAGCTATCCAAGCAGAACAAGCTGGGGAGCAGCCTTCTCACTAGCAGAGAAGTTCGGTTTCCTCTTTCAGCGCAAGTACTTCATCGCAGCCTACGACTACTGGTGGGGCTATTCATCGGCACAGATTGACCTCATGGTTGCAGACCAGCCTCTTGTCGTCTATCCTAAGACCAAGAAGGAAGGTGGTCCGAAGAAGCACACCAAGAAGGAGATGGATGACCTCTACGACAGGTGGGTGGAGAAAAAGAAGAATGAGGGAAGCCTCGTTGGCAAGAAGATAAGTCTTGCAGATTACTTAAACAATAAACTCTAATTTAAAAATATTCAGGATATGGCAGGTGGAAATATGGGAGACCTCAGTTTCTCGCTCACTCTTAAATCGAGAATTGAAGAGGAAACCAAAAAGATTACCAAAGAATTAAACAAGATTGATGCTACTGGTAAGCAGGCACAGAATGCTTTGGAAGCAATATCCGAAGCGACAAAAGGTCTTGGAGATAAGGGAGGTCGTAGTTTTGAAAAGCTAAACAACTTCGTTAAAGAATTACATCGTAACATTGGTGTATTTTCAAGCGAAGATTTCTTTAGTCCCAAAAAACTCCAGCAGTTGGAGTCTGTCCAGGACGGGTTATACAAAATAGGCCGCATACTCGGAGAGGTGTCTAAGGAAGGTGCTGGATTCAACATATTTCCTAACAGCGTTGCAACTGAGGCTAACAAGGCAGAGAGAGAACTTTATAAGTTATCTTCTATTATTGACGAAATCAACAAACGCCATGGTGAAGGAATACAGATGTTTGGCGTCGATTCAACGAACAACATACGTCAGTCGTTGTCAGAGCTGTCTAAATACAGAACTGAGTTAGAACAGATCAGGAATAACAGAGGTATTCATCCTATCACAGGACTCACAGCAACTGATGTCGTAAAGAGTTCCGGGTATCTTAATGCTATAGATAAAGCAAATACTTATGCAAAGGTTATAAAGGACGCAGCACGCGAGGCAAAAGAGGCAGAGAGGCAACGCCAGAATGATTTGAAGAACACAGAACGCCGATACGACTCTCTTGGAAATAAGGTTCGCCAGCTTCGTTCTGAATACAGCAGAGGAATTACCATCGGAGCAGATGTAAGTAAGGCAGAAGCAGAGATTAATAGGCTCATTTCCATAATGAGAGGTCTCAGAACTATCAAGGATAGGCTTAATTCTGAAAATTGGAAAGATAGCCTTGGTATGCTTGGTAATATCGGTAGCGGTCACGATACCACATTGGCATCAAGGGTTCTTCAAGACCAGAAGGCAATAAACCGAGAAATTCAAAGAGGTGTTGAGCTTGAACAGAAGCGTCAGCAGGCAATCGTTGACTCAGGAGCTAAGATTCAATCTCAACTGGTTCGCGGCTTCGAGAAAGCTAACAGTCATGCAGGAAAGTTGAACTCAACCGTACAGGATTTGAAGTCACTTTTCTTGCAGGGAGGTCTTGTGTTCGGCGCACAGCAGTTCGCTATGAGCATCATCACTACTGGTGGTGAGATGGAGAAGCAGCATATTGCTCTCCAGTCAATCCTTGGTGACATGCAGAATGCGAATACAATGTTCAATCAGATTAAGGAACTTGCTCTTAATTCGCCATTTACGTTCTCTGAATTGAACCGAGACGTTAAGCAGTTGGCTGCGTATGGAGTTGAGTACGACCAGCTCTATGACACAACCAAGAGGCTTGCAGATATGTCTTCCGGTCTTGGTGTTAGCTTTGACCGTATCGCATTGGCGTTTGGTCAGGTACAGGCTCGTGGCTGGCTCGATGGTAAGGAACTTCGTCAGATTGCCTATGCCGGTATTCCTCTGCTTGAAAAGTTATCAGAGTTCTACTCTAAGCAAGAGGGTCGAAATGTCTCAACATCAGAGATTAAGACCAGAATTTCAAGCCGAGATGTTAGCTTTGATGACGTAAAGTCTATCTTCTGGCAGATGACTGATGCAGGTGGTCAGTTCTATAATATGCAGCAGGTTCTGAGTGAGACTCTGCTCGGACGATATAACAAGCTGAAAGATGCCTGGGAAATCATGCTTGCCGACTTTGCTAACGGCAAGAATATTATAGGTGGAACTTTCAAGGGTATTCTTGATGTTGTTACCAATCTCGTGCAGCAGATTCACGTCTTAGGTCCTGCTATGGTTGCAGCATTCGCCGGACCTGCTCTTATGCGTGGAGTAAAGACCTTGGAGGGCGGAATCGGGAAAAGAATACTGAACTCAAAGGGAAATATTGCGAAAGAAGCTGAACTCAAGCTTTTGCGTGGAGAAAAAATAACTCCCGTGGAGAAACAGATTCTTCAGTATAAAAATCAGATTCGGATTCAGGATATCCAGGCACTCGCAAAGGCAAATGCGATAACAAAAGCTGAGCTAAGACGCTTGTATGTTACCGGACAGATAACCAAGGAGATGTACAAGCAAGGTATGGCTCTCACAAAGCAGGAGGGGCAGGTAAACAGAATCTCCCTTGGTGGAGTTCTGAAGGGATTGGCTAGCCCTAGCAAATGGGGAGCAGCAGGAGGTTTGCTTCTCGGAGGCTTGAAGTCCGGATTTAGTTCTATCATCGGTTTTCTTGGCGGTCTTCCTGGAATCGCTATCTCTGCCGGATCTGCAATCTTTGCATACTACTGGCAGAAGCATCAGCAGCTGAAGCAAGACATGGAGACTACTGCTGACGAACTGAAAGACAGATACACTAAGATTGGCGAGTTTCTTCGCGATAACGATGCGGATAAAGCCATTAAGGATGGCGACGAGAAAGAGATAGAAAACCTTATTGACGCATATAAGGAAAAGCTAAAGGAGATTGCTCCTGAAAAGGAAAATGCTTTCACAATGAGCCTTCTCGAAAAGAAATCGAATGAGGATAGACTTAAGTATCTCAAAGAACAGCTCATCCTTCTCAAACAGGTTGAGGAGAGCACTCAGAAATCTCTTTCTAACGAGGATACCTATAAGGGATTCGACGAGAAACTGTCTTCTGCAAAGGAGATAGCAGAAGCGTTCTCTTCGGCATCCGCAAAGGCGAATATGATTAATGCCACCCAATCCGACTTTGCTAGCTTCAACTCCTGGGAAGAAAAATACAAGAATGAGGTGAAAGCCATGCGCGATTATCTCATTGATGAGCTTGGAGATATTAGCAACAGCCCGGAGTTGCAGGGTAAGGCTAACCAGATTCTTTCGTCATTCTTTGCAAAGCAGGGATGGAACCAGGATGTTTCTGATCAGTTCCGTGCTGACGTTCTTAATGCGATGGGTGTTGAGACTGGCTTCTACGAGAATAAATTCAAGGATGCTCTCGATAACGCAGTAAACACTTCGTTTCCTTGGATTGGTGACAAGATTCGCAACAACCAGGAATTGACAGATGCAGAGAAGGTTCAGGTTTCAAACATGATGAAGGATGCTGCGGCTCAGGTTCAGAAAGACTATCCTTTTGCATCAGACGCATTGAAGCGAATGCTTGCGGCTGATAGATTTGAGGCTGTCATTCATCTCGTATTCAGGAACGATGACTCGGATCTCACTCAGCAGCTTGAAAAGAATCTCAAGGGTAGTGGTTACGACTACCATGAGAAGAACAAGTACGTCAAGAGTTGGGGAAAGGATGCCGGAGACGACTACGATAAAGCAAAGAGCAACGCTGAGTCGGACATTACTGCTGCCAAAAAGGAACTCAACACCAGAAAGAAGATGCTTGCGCTGGGCAATCTTTCTCTCGATGAGTTTACACAGAAGCAGAAGGAGTACGAACTTAAGATGCAGGCTTATCATGATAACTGGGGCGAATGGTTTACTGGTGACGACAAGAAGAAAAACAAGAAAACCGGTGGCCGTAGACCAAAAGGCGCGCAGACAGATAAGGCTCTTGAAGATTTGAGGAAGCGCATCGACTTATACAAGAAGATGTATGCTGAAATCAAGAAGTTTAAGGAACTTTACGGTGAGGGTGCTCTCGGTCAACTTGCCAACGACGGAGAGTTTGAGGCTATCTTTGGTGACAAGAAGAGGTTTCCTATCTCCGACTACACCAATTATGAGACCTCTATTAAAGAACTCTTGAAGACTCTCCCGGCCTCAACAAGGGAGAGATTGGACTACGCTGCAAACGAGAAGGCCGGTATTCAGACTGAAAACCGAAAGCTTCTTGAAGACCAGCGAAGAGATGAGCTGAATGTGCTCAACAAGCAGCTTGATGTTATATCCGAACAGTATGATACATACAAGAAGATATATGAGTTGACTGGAAATAAAAAGGGTTCTGAAAATATCGCTTTCGGCGGAACTGTTCAATTTGATACATACAAGAAGTTCCTGGAGGAACAACTTGACATTGCGGTAAAGCACGACAATGTTCAGTCCGGCCTCAACTTTACTACGGATGAGGTTAAGGAAATGAGTCTTGAAAATGTCAAGGATAAGTATGGCGAGGAGACTCGTGTTTACGATATCCGCAAGAAACTGGAAGATGAGAACAACAAGATCAAGAAGGAGACCATCGACCTGATGGCTAGTCTTATTGAAAAGAATGCAACCATCGCCCAGCAGATTGAGGATGAAAACCGAAAATACGAGAGACAGCTTGACCTCATCAAGGGCATCGAAGACCCACAGATGAGAGACAGAGCCAAGGCAGGAGCCACAAAGACTCACAACGAGAATTTGGCAAAGCTCCAGTTTGAACAGTTCAAGCAAGAATCTGATTGGGTTGCTATCTTCGATGACCTCGACAGGGTGTCTTCGGCAACAATCAACTCTATGATCGAGAAGATAGACCAGTTTTCTATGACTACCGGTTTATCTGTAGAATCCATCAAACAACTCAGAGATGCCCTAGATAAGCTCAGAAATGAGCAGATTAGCAGAAATCCGTTCCCTAGTGTATTCGGAGGAGTTAAGCGTGGCAATGCTATCGGGAAGTTCATAAATGAGCGTCTTGGCGGTATGAACGATACTGCGAAGATATTCGTTAGTAAGGAGGATGCTTCTAGACTTGGTATCGCAGGCGGCGTAAGAACAAAGGCGAGTCTGAAGAATGATCAGCAGTCAGCGTACGCCGACTCGTCTAAAGCAATCTCTGAACTTGCGACGAAGATGCAGGCACTCAATACGGTTCTTGACCCGGTAATCAATCTGTTTAAGGCTATGGGTGAAGAGGATTCAATCCTTGGTCAAATTGTTGGTGGAGCATCAGGCGCATTCTCTTCGGCAGCAAGTACAGCTGGAGCCTTTGACACCCTAAGTAAAATGAAGGGTCTTGGATTCCTAGAGGGGGCTGGTCCATACGCAGCAGCCGCTTCCGCAGCGTTGAGTATTGGCGGTTCGCTCATCAAGGCATTCGGCGCAGACTACAGCAGTTACGAAAAGGCGAAGGCTGAGTACGACAACCTGACCTCAATTTGGGATTCTCTCATCTCCAAGAAGACTGAGTACATGAACATCCATTGGGGTACAGAGGCTACAGAGGCATCCAAGGAAGCCCAGGAAATGCTTAAGGCGGAGATTGAGCAGACTAAGGTTATCGCGCAGAAGAGGCTCAATGCCGGTGCGTCAGCTGGCTCACACTCTATCAAATATAGAATGTGGAAGGGTTCATATAAGTACAATGGTCAGAACTGGCGTGATGTTGCCGGAGAAATCTCTTCGAAATACGGAGTCCAGTTCAACGGCATGGAAGACATGCTCAACATGAACGCTGATACATTGTCGAAGATTAAGAAGGATTACACTGGTCTTTGGGCTAACATGGACTCAGATTTCAGAGATTACCTGGAAAAACTCATTCAGTATGGCGAGAAGGCCGATGACATGATTGATGCTCTTACAGAGAAACTGACCGGCAACAAGTTCTCTGACTTGGTGTCTTCCTGGGGTGACGCAATGTCAACTATGGCCAATGGATATGAAGACTTGGTGGATGGCTTTGAAGGAAAATTAAAGGACGCCATCTTGAGCTCAATGGTTGAGAATATATATGGAGACAAAATTAAGGCTCTTTTGAAGAAGACTCAGGAGTACGCAGAGAATGGTGACAAGATTAAGGATTCCAACGGAAATGTTATTTCTGAATACACAGGAGCAGAGTATTCCGACGTAAAGAACAGCACAGATGAGCTCTCAAAGCAAATCGAGGCAACGAGAGATTATCTCAAGAAGACTTACGGCTGGTCTGACAACAGTAGTTCATCATCGAGAAACTCCGTCAAGAGCATTACGGAGGAAACAGGAGACTTGATTGCCTCATACCTCAACGCAATTAGGCTCGATTGCTCTGTCATGAGAGAAGAACAAGCTAAGTATTATCCAGAGATGAGCGAGATTGCCAAGTCTCAGCTGATACAACTCAATGCGATTGCTCGAAATACGTTACGCAATGCGGATGCGGCCGAGAGGATTGAAAGTATATTCGTTGAGTATAACGACAACTTCAATAGAGTTCTTAACGGAACAAAATCATTGAAGATGAAGTAATAATCGGGGGCGCGGATCTATTTCTGCGCCCTCTTTCGTATATTTATACATTTTTAATCTGACATCTCTTGCATGTTTATGCATTTTTTTGTATATTTGCAAATATAAAAAGTTGATTTAAGGTATGAAAGATTATTTCAGGATATACATGCAGAAGGAAGGCGATGGGAATGAGGTGAAGGACTCCATCGCCGACTTCGGCATGTATGTTTCCGAGAACCCGTTCAAGCCTTGCGATTCTGTCAAGGAACCACCGAAAAGGGAGTGGCACGATGAGCATGGTGATGACGAATATATCGGAAAGGATGGACTTTATATGGCGGCATACGAGAATAAGGTAAAGTTTATGTTCCACGGCGAGGCTTTCGGCGCTAACGAGAAATGTAAGGCTTTTATTGATTACATCCGCAAGTCAGGCATGATGAAGATGTATTGCGACTTCAATAGAATCGGAAGACAGCATGTAAGACTTAAGGATATTGATCCAAACCTATATAGAGATCCGGATAGAGAGGACTTGCTAGTCCTCTCTATTACTTTCAAGTTTAACGACCCTGTTACTGATATTAAGCCGATTAAGGATACACAGGGCAATATTTCAAATTTAGTATAGCATACAGATGAGCGCTTGGAATATTTATCATAAGAATGGCTCGAAGCTGACAGACGTTAACGGAGAGCAGATAACCGTTCATGGATTGGAGTACTCTGATTCCTGGATGGGTGAGTGTTTTTTGACTATCAACTTCAAGCATGAAGTGCCTATCAACTTTCAGATAGGCGACTATATTGTCTATCGTGGCGAGCGATTCGAGCTCAACTACGAGCCGGGCAAAGATAAGCAGGCAAGACCTGACACCTACGGTGAGGGCTTCGTATATGACAGCGTAAAGTTCAATGCATTGCAGGATGAGCTTGCCAGGGCAGAGTTCCTCGATGTGGTATTGAACGATAACGAGCTTCACTACACTGCCCTGCCGAAATTCCCATTCTATGTGCAGACTTTGGATGATTTGCTAGACAGAATCCAGGCATGCTTAAACGAGCAGATTGGTGCAGGTCTTTGGAAGATTTACTCCCGAAACAAGGACCGTTCCGTTCAGCGTGGAGCCCTTGAAAGTGAGTGGTTGTCGGTTTATGGTGAGAAAACCGACGATAACGTCATCGAATCGATGTCCATTACAGTGGATTCGCAGACCTGTTGGCAGGCCCTTGCGCTTGTGAACGAGAAGTGGGACATAAACTTCATCGTCAGAGGAAGAAACATATATGTCGGTACTACCGGAATACAGGCAAACCATATCTTCAAGTATGGCCTCGGTAATGGATTATATGAGATTGTTCAGAACGCTGATTCCGACCAGAGTGTCGTTACGAGATTGAGAGCTTATGGTTCCGAGAAGAATCTTCCTTCTCACTACTATGCGGACCTAGGTGTCAAGTACGTGGCGAACATCACGAAAGTCGTCGGGGCCAGCACGAATGTTACACTTGAACTGGACCTCGATTATATAGAGACATATTTCAAGAATCCGAGAAAGTATATTGTTTCTGGAGAAACTGGCGAACAGTCTTTCGGTTGGGTACTTAAGGTTACATTTGATTTCAAGACTGAGATTACCGGTTATGTAACACAGACATACGACTCTAAAAAATGTAGATTCTATTCTGAGCTGAAGGGAACACAGACTGACACCGGAGATGAGGAATCAAAGGAGAAGCTTGATGCGTTTATTGCGCAGGTCAAGGCCGGAAATACAAAGATGTATATCACGTCCGGTCTCAACAAGAAGGCTGTTCCTTCATCTATGAAGGAGTATGCAAAGAATCTTCCGAACAACATGTCCATCAATAGACTTATGTTGCCTGGATTCCCTCATGTATCGCTGAGTGATTTCTATAACTCACTCACGAATGAAGAGAAGAGGTACGTGAATCCTACCGGAAGACAACACAGATTCTCCACAGATCCACACAGGCCATACATCGATTCTATCAACATCGAGCAGATTGGTCTTCGTTCTGCATCGCAGTTCTTCGATACCGATGATAAGACGAATGGAGTTATTGAAATCTACCCTACTATCGAGGAGATGGAAATCGGTGGCGTACGTGTTGATGAGATTGATAAGGGTGTGGCTCCTGATGATGACGGAAGATTTGGCGATAATGAAACCGTAAAGAATGTTGATATCTATCTTAAAAAGGCTATCGACTTTGATATCAACGACTTAAAGGATGACGACTTCTCCATCTCGATGAAGGATGGTATGTGTGGCGGACGAACATTCAAGGTAGCATCCTCAACCAAGATTGATGGAAGATGGAGGCTTACTATTGAAAGAGTAAAGGACGACGCTCTTGAGCTGTGGTTTCCATACAAGGACTACCCTATCAAGAAAGGCGACCATTTCGTTCTTACCGGCATCACCCTTCCTGATTCGTATGTCAATGCTGCATCACTGAAGCTTCTCAAATACGCCATAGCATTCATTGACAAGAACGACTACACAAGGTACGTCTATCAGCCTAAGGTTGATGAGATTTTCATGGCAAGACAGCATGATCTTGCTGAAAAGGATACTACAGGAGTTATCAAGAGTCTTCATGATACGCTCAAAGCCGGAGACTTGATGGAGTTTGAAGATACTGACCTCAGAATTGGCGGTGTAATATCCATAGATCAGCTCACAATCAAGGAAGAAGATGGTAAGATTCCTACCTACGATATAACTCTTCGCGAGGATAAGGAGGTTGGAACTATACAGAAAATTCAGCAACAGATATCGTCGCTCCAAAGTGGAAATGGCGGAACAGGTGCAGGCTTGACAACTACCCAGGTCAAGAGTCAGGTTGCGACAGAGGGAAGTAAGCACTTCATCTCAAAGATAAACGATGACACCGCAAAAGGAACTATCACTTGGGAAAAGGTGCAGAAGTTCTTGCAGGGATTGCTTGTCGGTGGAGGCTCGTGGACTCCAGACGCAGAAGGTCGTTCGCACCTAATCACAGATTACTTGGAGGTAAGAATGAAGGCTATCTTCGAGGAGCTGGTCATAAATAAAACATCCACCATCGGTGGTAAGGAGATAATCTCTCCTACTGGTGGCGTGGTGGCTCATAAGGTAGAAGAAGTTACTGTGACATACAATAATGTGTCACAGAAGGCTTATCGTTGCTATTTCTTAGCAGAGCAGGATGGTGATGAGGTAGATAACGACTTCGCGGTTAACGACCAAGTGCGCTCAGAATCATTCAATGTTCGCAAGGGCACTTATCACAAGGCTGGCAATCACTTCTATTGGCGATTGGTAATCGGTCGTGATGAAGACCCTGTAGAGCTGGAAGGAAAGAAATATCATTATATCGACCTCTCTGATACCGATTGCGCTACGGCAAGCGATGTTCCTGCTAAAGGTGATGTGCTCAACCAGTGCGGTAATAGAACCGATGTGGAACGTCAGAACTGCCTTATCTTCTCGGCGGTAGATACCTATTCGCCATCCATTAGCCTCTATCACGGCATCAACAGCTATTCCTTTGCCAATAGGGAGTACGTGGAATATGGTGTGAATAAGCAGAATAGCAAGGCATTCTTCAACGTCTATGGTGATATGTACTTCGGAGACCGACCTACTAGTGCCAATAACTACGAGGGTGATTCCTATGTCAAGTTTGATAGCGAGACGAAGAAAGTAACCATCAAGGGAGACTTGGATATAAAGTCCACCTACGATGGAAAGACCTTGGATAAGTACATCACCGAGAAGAGCTTGGATAAGAATGCCGTTGAGACCATTATCAAGAAATCGCAGACGATTATCGACCTTCAAAACCAGATAGACGGAGCTATTGAGACTTGGTTCTATGACGGCGTTCCTACTTTGAAGAATGCTCCAGCCATCAGTTGGAAGACCAACGATGATAAGAAAACCCACTTGGGAGACCTCTACTATGACAACAAGACGGGCAAGGCATACCGCTTTGCCAAGGATGGCTCTACCTATGAGTGGATTATCATCACAGATACGGAGCTGACCAAGGCACTCAAAGATTCAAGCCAAGCACTCAAAGATGCAGCCGCTGCGGATAAGAAGGCTAATGGAGCGCAAGCTACCGCCAACACCAAGAGACGCATCTTCGGCTCTCAGCCAGTTCCACCATACGACGTGAACGATATGTGGGTCAACGCAACTTATCCTTCTGACGGCAGTACCTACAAGAATGAAATCTTGAAGTGTTCCACCGCCAAGGCAGAAGGTGAAGAGTTTAATATTTCAGATTGGAAATTGGCTAGCAAGTATACCGATGACACGAAGGCAGAGGAAGCAAAGAAAGCTGCTGAGAAGGCGCAAGAAGAGATTAAGACGACACAGAGCAACTTGAACGCCCTCGGAACGACTGTTACCGAAAACAAAAAGGCTTTCGACAGCTACGTTACAGATGGCTATCTAGAGCCTTCTGAGATTGCGGCTATGGCGCAGGATTCCAAGCGACTTGAAGATGCTTTCGCAGCTGCCGAGAAGTCGTACAATGAAGTGAAGGGAGCAGAGGTGTTAAAGAGTACAAAAGAACTCACCGACCTTAATACTGCTTTCACTACTCTCTCTACTGCTAAGACGGAACTCGTTACGTATCTCTCAGATATATCTACAAATTACAATAAGGCTGATACCAACGGCAAGGCTGCTATCGTCTCAGCCGTGGGAACGAAGTTTACCAACTTCCAGTCCGCATACAGCGCATTCTATGACAAACTTGGCTTGGCAAACGCCTATATCACTAGCAAGATATATGGTGACTTGAAGCAGAATATCACAGACCTCGCAGGTTACAAGTATCTCAAGGATGCGCTCGGTCAGACTACACATATTGACGGTGGTCTTGTAATGACAACGCTCCTTGCGCTGAGAGACGGAGACGGAAACGTTCAGAGCGGTATCAACGGAGCAATAGACACGAATAGAGGAAAGAAGAGTATCGCAACATGGTGGGGCGGTCAGATGGTGGATAAGGACTATAATAGCGGAAATCTTACCCCTGCAACCTCCCTCATCCGCTTCGATGGCTCGGGTTATCTTGCCAATGGTGCTATCTGGTGGGATGTGAGCGGAAAGATTCACGCAGACCCGACATCGTTTATCATCAGTGAGAAGAATCTTGGCGCATACCTCACCTTCTTCGAGCCGACTTGGAAGGAAGGAAGTGCAGGAACGAGCGTTGCCGACCTTGTGTCTTTGAAGCCAAACGCTCCATTCTCTAAACTTGGCGTATCGGGCGATGCTACATTCGAAGGCGCAATCTCCTTCCATGGCATTAAGCTCACGTATGATTCCAAAAACAAGGCTATCAAAATTGATGGCAATCTCTATACCACAGGTGGTATCACGGCATACGGAGCAGGAGCATCTACCACGGGTGGTGGCGGCTTGATTGCAAGCGTAATCAGCTATGCGAGAATCATAGAGGGAAACTATACGGATGCGGACTTGACTAGCATTCCGAATGCCTATGCTATAAAGGCTCTCAGCAGCCGAATTGACAATATAGCATCAGAGCTTGGCGGTCTGAGCCTTTCTTGGAATAACATCACGGGTAAGCCATCAACATTCACACCTAGTGCGCATACCCATAAGTGGACAGAAATCACTGACCGCATCACGAAGGTAAGCCAGCTTACCAATGATAAAGGGTATCTGACTGCTCATCAGTCTCTCGATGGTTACGTGAATGCGATAGCAGTCAGCGGAAGTGGAAATGCCGTTACTGCCGTTACAAAGAGCGGCAAGACCATCACCTTCACGAAGGGTGCTACATATCTCACATCGCATCAGAGTTTAAGTAATTATTACACCAAGAGTAGTGTAGATACACTTCTTAGTGGTAAGTCGGCAACTAGTCATACTCATAGTGTAAAGATTAACGGTGTTACTAAAACTATTGCAGCTAGTGGTGGAACTGCTGTAGATTTAGGAACTTATCTTACTTCTCATCAAAGTTTAGCAGATTACGCTAAGAAGAGTGAAATACCGACAAAAGTAAGTCAACTTACTAATGATACTGGTTATATTACTTCTAGTGGAAGTTGTGCTTATGCTACAAATGCTGACAAGGTTGATGGTGTTCATGTTACTTGGGCAGGTGAATTAACTTCTACTAATCACCTTGTGGCTTGGGAAGCTGATGGTTCAGCTCTTAGAGATATAAAACCTGCTAACGTTACTGTAGGTAACTCTGATAAATTAGATGGTATTCATGCTAACGGTCTTCTTACTGCTCTATCTAATTCTGATAAGGGAATTAGTATAACAGTTGGTGGAACAACTAAAAGTGTTTCAAATATTAGTGTTAATTATGCTAGTAGTGCTGG